GTTGAGTATGCAAACTATCCTGACTGGCAACATGGCTTTACTACCATTGAGTTTGATGGGCCCGACTTCTCTGTGGCCCAGCATTTAATAACAAATCATAAATTGATAGCTAATGGCAAAGTGTATATGTCATAATGGAAAATGTATTAGAAGTAACGTCGTATGATGATGAGTCAAAGGGATATAAGAAGTATATCCCCGAGCGTAACTACATGTCTACATCTTATAAGCCCTTTAGTGCTGGCTTTAAAGACCTATGTGGACACTGCAAGCATTACTATAAAGATCTTCATAATCTAAAGTTAACTAACAAAGACTTTATTCCTACCTGTAAGGGTCACGTACTTGATGAGTTTAAGTCATTACGTGCTGAAGACTTTGACAACCCACAAGAATATGATGAGCTGCTAATCAATGCAGACCCTGTATCTTGGGCTCTTAAGAACTTCAACTGGGAAGCTAGATGGTACCAAGAGGAGATGCTTAGCTGCACTTCTCTTAAGAAGGTTATTAGAGCAGGCCGTAGAGTAGGCAAGACCACGGCTGTTTGCATTTTAACCTTATGGGCAGCATATACTCACGCAGACTATAGAGTTCTTGTAATCGCTCCATATCAATCTCAGGTCAGTAAGATCTTTGATGAAATGCAGAAGCTATTAAGTATGAGTCCTGAGCTATCAAGCTCAATCAAGCGTAATACCAAGAACCCACAAAGACTAGAGCTTAACAATGGGTCTACGATCCTGGGCTTCTCTTCTGGTAGTAAGTCAGCATCTAAGTCAGATAAGATTAGAGGTCAAGACGCACACTATATCGTACTAGACGAATGTGACTATCTAGATGACGCAGACTTGGAAGCTATCCTTGCTATCTTGGCTTCTTATCCTAACTGTGGTCTCTGGGCTTCTTCTACCCCCAAGGGTGCACATAATAAGTTCTACCAATGGTGCACTGATAAGTCCTTAGCATTTAAGGAGTTCCATTATATATCAGCAGAGTCTCCATCTTGGACTGATGATACTGAAACGTTCTTCTTAACTAACTGGGGCTCTACTGCATTCGAACACGAGTTCTTAGCAGAGTTCGGTGTACAGGAAAAGGGCGTTTTCAGAAACGACTTGATTGATGCTGCATTAGCAGACTACTCTCTTCCACAAGAACGTGCTAGCCCACAGTCTAGAGTATGCCTAGGTGTTGACTGGAACGGTGAGAAGAATGGTGTACACTTAGTAGTTACAGAATTCTGGGCTGGTAAGTATAAGATCCTAAGAAAAGATATCGTTAAGGATACTGACTTTACTCAGCATGCTGCTATAGATAGAATCCTTGAGATCAATGATACATTTAATGTGGACTATATTTATGTTGACGAAGGATACGGTAGAGTCCAAATAGAGATCTTGCATAAGATTGGTGTTGATAAACCTTTCACCGGTTTGCGTGACAAGGTTGTGCCCTATGCAATGAATAGGCAGATTGAGATTAGAGACCCACGCTCTGGTGCTATTATCAAAAAGCATCCTAAACCATTCATGGTTAACGTCTGTCAGCTTCAGCTTGAAGAAGGTAGAATCGTATTACCTAGATCTGAAGATACCCAAATCCTTGTAGTATCTAAAGACAGTGAAGCTCAAGGCAAGTCACAAGGCCTTGTACAGCAGATGCGTAACTTCACTATTGAACGTGTGTCTGTATTAGGCTTACCAACATACAGCCAAGGCGAAGATCACACCTTAACAGCATTCATGTTAAGCATTGTTGCATTCGTTCTTGAGTATTCTGACATGAGAAAGCTTAGCATCTCACGTCATATAGTCACAATTGATTCGCCATTTAATCCACAGTCTGAAACTAAAGAAACTAATCCTGAGTCTTTAGGTGAAATAACAAGACAGCTTGACGCTGGATATAAGAAGATTAATCAGATTACTACTGACTTAAGTACCATTTTTGGGGCTAAAAATGCCCATGAAAGCCTTAGAAAAGCCTTATCTAATGGTGATAAAACCGCTATTCAAAGGCACTTTGGTATGAGAAATATCAATAGAAATTCAAGCTTAGGTAATAGAAAAACATTCTAATGGGTCTAGAGTATCAAGGTATACCGTCTTTCGATAGACAAAGAGACATCAGGCTTAGGACTATCAATCCTAATACTGCTGACTCTTTCATTCAGTCTGCACCAGAAGTGCAGCCTCCTGAAGACGTTGTCTTTGATAATCTCACTAAGCTCTTCCTTAAGGGTGAAGAACTTAAAGCTGCGATAGCCAATATGGACCCGGCAGGCTTTGTGCCTGTTGAGCAAGAAGCTTCAGTAGTTGCTTCTCTACAGAGACTATATCCTGGCACTAGCTATGACAGTATTACCTTTGGACAGTTCCAAGCTGCATGCGACTTTATAGCAGGTAGGTCTTCTGCATTTGATGAAGATGCATTGCTTAGCTTTAATGTCGTTGATCCAAAAATAGCTCATAGCAAAGTAGTTACTACTCATAAAGGTATGAGTAGTAATGGATCTGATTGGATTACAACCTTCCTAGAAGGGCTAATGCCTTTTGCTGGTATGCTGATTGCCGGCAAAATGGCAGACCTGTCATTCCTTTTATCTCCACAGGTTGATGTAGATAGTAATGGTGGAACTGGCTCCTTTAAGTCATGGGGTGCTCAAGGTTCTCCAGTAGCAATTGCTTTGTTGCTAGAGTTAGGTCTTTCTGTATTTGAATACAAGAGACTCTATAAGAATGCTAACTTCCCATCTGACATATCTAATACCTTTGATGAGCTATGTAACTCTCCTTCTAAGAGAGAACAGATCTTAACAGACGCCGGGTTTGATTATAGTACCTTTAAGACTAACCAAACCTTTAATGACCATAAGGCTATTAAGCATTATGCGTTTAACTATATCAAGACTCACCAAGATCTATTAAACTATGATCATTGGATCTCATACTCTCACGTAGTAGACTCACAGCTAATAGTCAGATCTGGTGCTTCGATGGCACCATCCTTCTCTAACAAATGGAGAAAGTACTATAAGCTTAACAGTCCTGGTAGTGCTGATGGTATAGACGATGATCCTACGCTATCAGATGAGGTAGGAACCTTTGCTGTTAATAACCTATTAGGTGCTTACTACTCCAATATAAATATAACAATCAATCACCAGTATGATCAGATATTCCAGGCTCTATCCTTTAGTGTAGATCCAAGAACTGTGTGTTGCTTAGTATGGCTATTAGGTCCAATGGACACAGCTACATTAAAGCAAATTTCTGATATACTTAAGATCACTACACTTAGACTTAGCGCTAATCTAGAAGACCTATTGTCTTATTTGAGTGAGACTACAACCACTGTATTGCTTAACCTTATATCTTACTACTGCTCAGTAATCATAGATCAGCTAGCATATGGACTATATGCAAAGTTTAATGGTTGCAATACCAATGACGTACTAGACGCAGATAAGCTATGCGCAGGGTTTGGTATAGTTCTAAATTTAATAGATATATCTATACTAGAACTAGCCAAGTACCTAAACTTTATCTTCGATGAGCTGCATGCCTTAACAGCTAGAATAGCTAACCGTGGTGGTAAGACTGCTCACCTAACAGTAGAGCGTAGAACAATGGGTAGCATAATAGGCTTACTAGATAAGCTTATCAGAGAGCTAGACACTGCTAATGCTATCTGTAACACGTCAGATGGTGATGTCAATCTATTAAATGATACCATATCTGATAAGACTCTAGACTTTGTTGCTGTAGATCTTCCTAAGATGTTCCCTGTGTTGAACATGCCTGAGGATGCTAGGAGGAAACATTTTAGCAACATAAAGCCTTTTGTAGTAAAAGGTTCAGGTATAGAAGTCCCCGGTAGGGGCCCTGACGGTACTGAAGAGATACTTCAAAATAAAGTGAGCGAATGTGGAGAGAACTCCTCAGCTCTAAAAGGAATCATGTTAGGACAAAGATTGGCTGACCAGCTACGGGGTATTATCTAATGGCTCTATCAGACTTTTTAGGTAAGATACCGTTCCGTCTATATCGCAAAGAGGATATAGATAAAGCAGCTTCTGAGCGTGCTAAGATGGCTGAAGAAGTGTCAGACCTTAAGCTTGCTGTATCTTCTTCTCAATCTCAGGCTAGTCAAATAGAAGAGGCTATCAAGGAACGTAGACGTAGTTTACAACGTCCCCTTATGTATAGAACCCCCGCTGTGGGTTCTGATATGCGTAAGGATATTAACTATACCTACTATAGCTCAGGCTATGACCTAGCTGAGATTGGTAGAGCTATTGACGTTGAACCTTATATCAATCAGTCAGTACGTAAGCACCGAGAGCAGATCCTTAAAGAAGGCTATAGCTTAAATGGCGAAGACCAGGAGATGGTCGATTATTGCAAGAAGCGCCTCTTTGAGATATCCCTCACCTCTGGTATAACAACCCAACAAGTACTCAGAGAGTTTACTACTAACCTAGTAGCATACGGTACAGCATTCTTAGTTCTTAAACGAGATGCTGAACGCTCTAGTGGTAGAACTATTCGTATGTATGGTAGGGATAGAGAGCCTATAGCTGGTATATACCCATTGGATCCTACCTGCGTATCGGTATCTTTAAATGACTATGGTCACCCTATTAAGTGGCGTCAAAAGCTTGCTAACCCAATAGGTAGTCAAACTGAGATTACCTTTGATGCTGATGACGTTTTAGTTGCTACTATAGATAAGAAACCCGGCTTTATATTCGGTACACCTTATATCCTTCCTACATTAGATGACGTTCGCTCTCTACGTAGACTAGAAGAGATAGCTGAGCTAATAGGCCAAAGACACGCTTTCCCATTGCTTCACTTTAAAGTAGGCCTAGAGACAATAGGTCCACAGGTGTTCCCCGATGGAACTAGTGAAATAGAGATGGTAAGACAAGCAGTAGAGAATATGTCTCGTACTGGTGGCCTCATTACCTCTAATAGAGTAGAGGGTGACTTACTCGGTGGTGATAAGAATACCCTAGACATTGTACCCTACCTTGAATATTTTGAAAGCCGTGTATTAGGTGGATTGCGTTTAAGTGAAGTAGACTTAGGTAGAGGTGGTGCAACCAATAAGGCATCTGCCGTTACTGTATCTCAAGGCCTACAGGACTCTGCTAGAGACTTCCAAGCTGTTATATCTGATATGTTTACATATCAGCTTATACTTCCTCTTTGTATGGAAGGTGGATATGATGTAGATCCAACAACTAACTTAGTTGAATGGAGCTTCTCTATGATCAACAGAGAAGAAGAAAGAGCTCACCAAGCCCACGGTCAAGATATGTTCCTTGGTGGTACTATTACCCAAGACGAATTCAGAAAAGGTTTCCTCAAGAAGAAGCCACTATCTGAAGAAGAGCAAGCCCAAACCAACCCTGCTATGGCACACGAGCGTGATATGCAAGTGCAACAGTTGGCTGGTGAACAGGCTGTGGCTAAAGCCAAGGCTACTAAAGCTGCTTCGGCTGCAAAAAAAAAGTCAAGTAACACAACGCGACCAGCTAATCAACATGGCAAGAAGTCCAGCAAGACTAGAGTTACTAAGAACTCTCTAGACATAGCTAAGGATGCCTTCTTGGTATTACAAGATACAGGCCTAGGCTACACTAAAGCTTCTGTAGCTACATGGGTTGATAAGCACCAAGGCGGTGTTGTGTCAGAAGACTCTACGGCACTAACTAAAGACGAAGAGCTTAAGGCTATTTTTGAGTCTTGGATAAACCAAGCTACACAGCAATCCCATAGTATACTAGATCAAGTTATTGACTTTGGTGCAAAAGAATGCTTGAATGACTTAGGTCTTATAGGTGAACCTAGTATCAACAAAAAAATGATTGATCGGTTCTATAAGAATTCTATTGAAAAGTCATTTAAGAAAGTATCAGAAGTAGCTATCAATCTTATAAATAGCAATGATGCACTCTCTGGTATAGCTACAGAAACTCCTTTATCTACTATCGTAAGTTCTATATTTGATCAAATCTCTGGCGAACTTAAAGCCTTATCTTTAAAGCAAATAGATCTAGCTTATAGATATGGATATGCTAAGACTGCCCGCTCTCATGGCTACACTACAATTGTATTGTTCCCGGACGGTTGGCATTGTGAAGACTGTGAAGAATCAGGAGAGATTGAAGTTTCGCTGATAGATAAGAATGGGTCTTACAAGACACTCCTAGCTACCCATTCTAATTGTGAATTTGACATAAGACTTGGACAGAAGTAGAGATATGGCGGAAAGTAAAAAAGATGATATTATCCTAAATTCTGACCTGGATAAAGATACAGTAGAGTATTACGAGCACCAGGAAAAGAAACGCAAGCGCAGGAACAAAAACCTTAAGCAAGCTAAAAAAGATAAGAATAAGGAAAAGAAAAAATGGCCCCCAGAAAAGTAGAGATTAAAGACTATCTAGACTTAGAATTTAAGTCTTTGATTACAGACGCTCGTTCTCTGCTTAGTGATATGGAATCAGCTAAGCGTAAGCCGATTCTTAAAGCATCAATAGATGCTACACACTCTGGACGATTAACGAACTTACGGGTTTATCCTGGTAAGTTTATGAAAGACAGTGCCAAGACTTTCCTTGAGCCAACTCCACGCCCTCTGCTTAGATACCACAATGAAGATGGTGATGCAATTGGTAGAGTGACAAATGCTACTTACGTTCAATTAAAGAATGGGTATGACTTCGATAATGACTTCTTAAATCCAGGTACCGGTCTCGGTTCTGGGTTTATTCGTTTAGACGTTAACGTTCTAGACCCTAAGGCCATTGAGAAGTTCATTGACGGTAGATACAAGTCAGTCTCTACACGTCAACATTCTGCATATATGCTATGCAGCATATGTGGAGATAACATGGCAGACTACTCTTCTGAGTGTGAGCACATACCAGGTAAAGAGTATGATGTCGAAGGCTCCGATACTAAGTACAAGTGCTACGGTATAACCGGCCCGCTTGAGTATCGTGAAGTATCAGTAGTAAACATACCGGGTGATAGTCAAGCAGCAGTTAAAGAAATAACTCTAGACAATGAGAATGAATACTCAATGTCCTGCCTTGATTCCTCGATGGCAAACGTTGAAAGTTTAGTCCTTAGCGATGGAGAAAATGAAGTACACTTAATGGCTAGTGCTATTAAGACAAGGGTTACTGCTGAAGATAAAAAGAAACTTACCGGTAAGACAGTTATCGCAGTTAGCCCTAATTTTGACCCTTCAATGATAAAATCATTAGCTAATGAGGACAAAGGAATGAAAGAAAAAGAAGTAGAAGATAAAACAAAGAACACTGATACTGCTGCGGCCAGCGGCGGTACTCAGAAGCCTGCTCAGGCTGATACTGCTGACAAATCGAAGGAAGGTGTCGTAGCCCCGGAGACGAGTGCAGATAAAACCAAAGGTGCGGGTGATGAAGGCAAATTGAGTGATGCAGCTTTGAGTGCTTCTATTGAAGCATTGACAAAGTCACTTACAGATGCCAAAGCTCTAGCAGATTCTGCTAAGGCTGAAGTTGAACGTCTCAAAGGTTCTCTCAAGGAGAAGGATGACGAGATAACAAGAATTCGTGACAGCGAGACCAAGTCTATAACAGACTTAAAGAAGTCTTATGCTACAACCTTGTTAACTTCTCAGATGTTCCTTAAGAAGACCCAAGTAGCAACCATTAAAGATGCTGAAGCCTTTAATGCTAAGCTCGCAGAATATTGCGGCCGTTCAGTTGACTCTTTAAAGGACTCTATAGCTGATCTAGCTACTGAGCTTTCTGCATATCAAGAATCTAATGGCATCAAGCCCATTAAGAATGTTGTAGCAGATAAAAAGCTAGAGTCTCCAGTTAGTGATACTTCTCCAGAAAAGGCTGACGAAAAGGATGCCGAGAAGTCTAAGTCCGATGAAGAAGTCATTCAAGATTTCTTAAACGTAGTATAACCCTCACACATATTATAGGAGATAACCTAATATGGCTAGTTTTCGTATCCCGCGTGGTTATGCCGTAGATGTACCCCAGTATCAAGAACTCATGGAAGGTAAGCGCACGCAAGCAAGTGCGATACCTATGGAAGCCTGGACAGGTCTTCCTCCACACGTAATTGATGAAATACACGACGACCCAGTCGTCCTAATGCCAGGAACCTTCGTAGGTCTAGCAACAGGTGGCACTGCATCAGGCAAGATATTCCCCGCACACACACAAACAGGTACAGACTACCTGTCTTTCTACTTCGATTCAAACGATACCAAGTGGGGCCTTCTAGGCGCCAACACCAGCGGTACTGCACAAACAATCACTGCTGGTCCAGTTAACCCACTCGGTGTTATATACAACAAAGTATATTCATTCATGCTCCAAGCTCAGTTTGTTAACTACAAACGGAACGACAACATTGGTGTCTTGACTGACTATATGATTCAGATCCCAGCTATTACTGCAAACGAAAGAGCAATACGTCCTGGTGACCTTGTACAAGTCAGCACTGCTGGTAAGTACGCAGGTAGACCAAACTCTCTCGCAACAGCATCTCAGTTGGATAACGTAATGGGTCGTCTCCAGAAATGGGACGGTACAACCGCTTCTATTCCTTTCATTGTTGGCCGTTGCTACAACAAGCTTACGTTCTCTCGCGGTACTGCCGTCGCTGGTACTAAGCTCAAGGACGATACAGCTTATTCTTTGACTGCAGAAGGTCAGAATGAGTTTAAGGGCCTTGATAAGGTTCAAACTGTACCTGGCTTAGGTAACGCAGGTTCCGGTACAAAGGGTGTCCCTACTTGGCTACTCGATGCAAGATCTGACTCTGCTGGTACTTACTACGCACTCAACATCTTGGTTCGCCTATAATAAGGAGACGACATAAACATGGAAAAGAAATTAACAGAAGTTTTCGATACCGATCAAGCAAAGGTAATCGTTAACCTTACAGACGAACTGAACAGTCTCAAAGCCAAGCTTGGCGATGCAGAGTTAGTTGACACCAAAGGTAAGAATGATGTTGTCCAAAAAGACAGCAAGGTTCTTAAGAAGGCCGTACAGCTCTGGAAAGACAACGGTGTAATCCCGGGTCTTGCTCGTGGCAAGAGAGTCCTCTATAAGGACCTCTGCGAGATTGATAGCAAACACAGCAAGGAAATGCGTGACTCGTTCTCAAACGACCACCCACTTCTGATCCCTCGTGTTATCTCTGAAGTTGTAAAGGAAGCAATTGAACCTAACATAGTCTTAACACCTATGTTGCAAACAATTGCCTACCAGCACGGTAGTCAGCTAACCTTCCCATCTGTCGGTGCCATCACCGCATCAGATATCCCAGAAGGTGGCGAATACCCAGAACGTAGTTTGGAATTCGCTGGTCAAGTCGTAGCAACCATCGGTAAGAGCGGTGTCGCAGTCAAGTTCTCAGAAGAAATGATTCGCTACTCACTCTACGATGTAATGTCTATGCACTTGCGCGCAGCGGGTAAGGCCTTGATCCGTTGGAAGGAATACAAGGTTGCCAAACTCATTCTCGATACTGCTGGTTCTACCAACACACTCTTCGATAACACTGCAAACAGCACGACCTATCTCCACACAACTGGCCGTAATGCCAATGGTGGTTACAATGGTTGCATAACCCTTGATGACTTCTTCAAGGCATATGCTCTCATGGTCACTAGAGGGTTCATTCCTGATACTCTCATCATGAACCCATTCGCTTGGACTATCTTCGCAGACGAAGCTCTCCAAAGAGTATTCGGCTTCCATAATGGCGGGGCCATGTGGAGTCATATGCAAGGTATGCCAGGTAATGCACCTCAGTGGCGTAGCTCTGGAATGAATGGTTTACTCCAAAACACCCAGGTTACTGCACCACAGCAACTAGCCACGACATATACCAATATGCCGTCTATGTTCCCATATCCATTCAGAATTGTTGTTTCACCTTACATGCCATATGACGCTACACAAAACGTCACAGACATGATCTTGTGCAATTCCAATGAAATGGGTGTGCTAGTAGTTGACGAGACTGTCCAAACAGAAACCTGGAACGATCCAGCCCATGATATCATGAAGACAAAACTTCGTGAACGTTATGGCATGGCTGCAATCAATAACGGTCAAGGTATGGGTATAATCAAAGGTGTTTACCTCGGTAAGAACTTCGACTACGGTCACAACGTTCAAACCAATATTGACCTCACTGGTCTCACAAATAGCTTCACTGGTGATTATGGTGGTAACCAGTCTGCTCTGTTCAACGCAACCTACTAAGCCCTGAGCTGACATAGAGTAACGTAAAAAGTAGCCCTTGGGAGGAAATCCTCCCAGGGGCTTTCTTCTATTAGGTTAACACTATGACTGAACAAAAACTAGGTAACATTAAAAACTTTGCAGGTGCCATCTTTTCCCTCGATCAACGTAAGGCATCTATACTTGGTATAGGCGATAAGCAGCCTAAGGTATGGTTTACGGCAAAGGCTTGGTGCCTTGTGATTCCAGAAGGCCTTACGGATACTGAAGCAATGCAGCTTCAAGGTGCAATCAATACTGGCACTCTCGTCCCGGGTAAGGTATATATACCTGCTAAGCAAAAGGATGACAATACGATACCAAAGTATCTAGCCCTATTGAGACGCACTTTAACTCCTCCTAACAAAGCACCATTTATTGATCTTGTACATAAGAAGTCTGAAGGCAACTATTCTGCTAAAGAGATTCTCTCAGCTTGTATAGCTGATGAGCAGAAGGTAAGAAACCGGGCTGATTGGATTACCTTCCTTAAAGCTGGCCTTAGTGCATATGAAGGTCCAGACTATGTAGTAGAAGATCGTGAAGATGACCCAGAAGCGTACGTAGTTACAATAGATCCAACTACAAAAGTTATCCAGAGTGATAGCCGTCCTGCTGATAAACGAAAAGGCAAAGGTAAGGGTAAAGATATATCTGAAATAGAAACTCCTCTTACTGCTGCTCAAAAGAATAAAGCAATAGACGACTTCCTCGGAGCATAAGGCTAAACGATGTCAGTACCTGTAATCTCTACAAGCAATCCTTTAGCAAACGCTAGTGACGTTTTCCTTAACGTTCCTTTGTATGTTACGTTTGCTTCTCCAGGACTGACATCCTCTTCAATTACCCTTAACTCTGTACAGCTATATAATGTAGCTACACAAAGTGTAGTACCTATAGATGTATCTTATAATACCACAACTAGAGTTGTGACTATTACACAGCTAAGTGTATTAGCTGAGAATACAGTCTATTCAATACGGTTCCCTGGTACTGATGCTGCTATCAGCTCTAGCTACGTTATAACTGAATCTGGTTCTGGTGATGTACTTACTGATACACTAGAAGTTCTATTTACTACTGGTACTAGAATCTATATAGATGACTCTAGAGTAGATAAAGACTCGGCCGACCTTTCTCTTGAAGGTGACCTAAGGTTACCAGTTAACGTAAAAGCTCTTGGAGATCTAGCAGTAGAGACTAGCTTTCCTAAGAACCATACAGCAGATGTATCCGGTAGCATTAATGGATATAACCAATGCTACATAAAGTTTAATACAGCTCTATCTGGCCTTACACAGGACTGGGCTTCAGTCAATGTATATCCAATGATGGATATGGATCTGTACCTTGCTAGTGGTACAACCTTTGGTACTGGTACCATACCTAATATGACAGGCTTGTCTGTATCAGGACAGTATCTGTATATTAACTTTGATGCAGAGATTCCAAAGAATGCTGCTGTTCAAGTAAAGCTCAGTGAGAGTATAACCTCTACTGCTGGCACACAGCTAGGCCCTAATGCTTATAAGCTTTCATTTACTACTGATAGATATCCTAAGATATCTGGACCTAACTACCTAAGGAATGAACTGTCTGCTGCATCTGATGAGCTCAATGATGAGTATATTGCATCATTGCTTTTGAAGAACACAATCATAGTCATTCAAAGATGGCCCGCTTTTAATCCTGGCTCTCCACAGTATATAGCATACAAGTATGTAGTTAACCAAACTATACTTGATATCCTTGACGATAAGGAGCTAGAGAAAGCCTTAGTTGCCGGTACTAGAAGACGCCTTGGTGACTTTGATATATCTATAGACTACTTAGTAGGTCAGCAAGCTCTTAAGTACAAGCGTGCCTTAGAAGAAGCACAAGATGCATTGGATGCTATTGATGCTGTTAAGAAGCTTATAGCTCGTATAGATAATGCAATCTATATACCATATACGCCTGATCGGTTGTGGCATGGTGTTCACCCTGCTATATGTGATATTAGATTTAAGTACTGGCAAGAAAACATACCTATGTCTAATACGCTATTGAACCGTCAGGCTTCCAATGTCCCTTACCAATACCCAATGTAACTATGATACCACAATCACAAAATAATCCAGAACATCTCAAGATAATTAACCAGGTCATGCAAGAGATGAATCAAAATAAAGCAGCAGGCCAACCTGGCGGTCCTCAAGGCTTTGTTGCTCCAATCAATCCTCTTAACAAAGAGAGAGTTGGCATAGCACCTCTAACACCAGAGATTAAAATCTTAGGTAAGACTGCTCAGTAATGACTCGTTTAACTTGGATAGACTTTAGGAAAGAGCTTAAGCTTCTTCAGAAGCTAGGCTTGCACCATCGTTGGGTAGCTATTAGAATAGCTGACTTAACGAAACCATGCACTGAGTGTACCCAGGTTAACGATGAGTTTCATAATCAGCCCCGGGCTACTTGCAAGTCCTGTATGAATATAGGCTATAGCTTCATTGATAACTTAGTACAAGGTTATCGATTTGAATTACAGCCTGGGGTTGATTTCAGAACGCCTGTTGGTATAATCAATACCCAAGTACAGGTGTATATACTACAGTACCAAGCAGAGCCAAAGAATACTGATTGGATATTAGAGCTAGAGCTTAATGCCAATAACCAACCTGTACAGCCATTCAAAGTTATACGTTCTTTCAAGATAGAGAATGCATTGCCAATGCCTGGTGATAACAATGGTCGTATAGAGTATTGGCATTGTAATGTATCAGAGAAGAACTTTCAAAGGCCTTAATGTCACAATCAAACGATAGCTTTGGTAGACCTTCTAACTTAGAAGACCCTGTAGATCTCATTGCAGCCTACAGGGTAAGTTCACATTATAGCTACCCACTACGCAAGATGCGGGCTGATAGGGTAGTTAACTTTGATGAGTCAATGATACTCATCTCTATACTGCTTAATAAGTATCAATCAACATACGTTACTAATAAGTCAGATAAGTCATTATTGTTAATGCCTAATCTGTTTCATGAACCTCAGCCTGGTGAACGTATTAAAAACCAAACCACAGGCGAGATCTATACCGTTAAAGAAACAATAGTCAATCCCATTACAAAGAAATGGGAAGGCTTAGTACGTCTTGTCTGTATCACACCGCCAGAGACTCTTAAGTCTGAAAAGCTTGAGCTCTTAGATAGCACTCATAGAGTTCGCTTCACTGAAGAGTCACCTAACATGGTTGGCAATGAAGGCCAAACCTCTGCTGGTATAATGATTGACAAGGGGCCTATGCAGCCCACAATAGTATATTCTTTAGTACGGAAAGAACCTGGGAGCATCGGGAAAACACCCTTTGGTCCTCAAAAAGACTACCGAAAGAGATTGCGTGAATCTGTTAAGTTTGACTCTAACCCAGCTCATACTGTAGAGATATACGCACAATCTTTTGACAACCTAGTGCAGTTCGACTGCTGCACGCTCGATAACTTCACTGCCAATCGTCTGGTTAATTGGTTTGAGAAGTTTATGAATCTTTATCAATGGGTCCTGAAGAAGAATGGCGTCCAGCAGATTATCTATTGGCAGCGCCTGAAAGATGCTACTGTTTCGAAGTGGAGGCAAGATCTCGTAGTAAGAACGGTACAGTTCTATTTTAGAACCGAAGAAATTGATGAAGTTGTTCGTAGAGATTTGACAAAGATAGATTATAATATTGATCTTTCAGAAGGTATCAGTGATGATACCGAACGTTATATTGCTGATCAAAAGATTGCTGGCCCGATCTCAGATCAAGAATACAATGCGTTGTTCAGAGACTCTAATGGCAATTACTTATTTGGTGATTTAACAATAAACGATGGCAATCTTTCTTAGGAGATAAGATATGGCTTATCCGAACATTCCGGGTCTTGCGGTAACACTCAATGACCTTGGCTTACAGATTGCACCGCCTCCCGCTGGTCCTAAAGTTACACTACTTGGTGTTACCTCTAACACAGGTATAGCTCTGAGAGAACCTCAGATAGTGTCAAACGTAGGAGCAGCCGCTGCTGCATTATATTTTAGTGGTGCTTCTGGGGTCTTCCCTGGTGAGCTCGCACTTGCAATTGAAGAAGCATACGGGGCCGGTGCTGGTACTGTTGAAGTTGTAGTCATTGGTAACTATAGTGGTGCTGCTCTGGACTCATATATCAGTCCAGTTGGCAATGGTGCTTCTCTACGTTACGCTGACTTAGCTTTGGCATACGACGCAATAGCAGACAGACCTCTAGACGTAGTTGTCCCTGTTAACGCATGGGCAGACGCGACTGGTGTGTCTGGCAAGTTCACTGATCAACTTGCACAGTTCTGCTATGGTGCTGCTTCAAACACAGACAACCCATGCATTGGTGTAATAGGTGTAATGCCTCCAATACACTGGGCTGCAACATACAAGACCACACTAACAGGTAGTGCTTCTATCTCTGCTGCACTGAGCGGTGAGGTAACTGCACTCAACACAGCTAACTCTACCTTGTTCTTTGGTGATACCTCTACTGCACTCGTTGCAGAATGGGAAAGGTATCTAACAAGAACAGGCGGCACACCTCTCGTTAGCTTGGCTGCTATACCAACCTTCTCTGGCTTCTTAGCTGGATCAGAAGATACCAATGGTAGTTATCAGTCTTGGCTAACCCTAGCCAACTCTGCTACTGCAGTTAACTCTGCTTACTGGACATACTTCCAAGGTAAGGATACTGCTGGCTCTCCAGTAGTTGACCAAAGAAACAATAGAGTCGATGCTGGTAACAGACTCGTCGTTATTGCTTCACCTTTGAAGACAGCTTCAGTAACAACACCAAGAATGGCATTGACTCTTGGTGCTGGTGCAGATGAAACACGCTATAACACAAACGGTGCTGCAGCTTATGCTGGCTTGATTAGCACACTTCCACCTCAATCAGCTACAACGAACAAGCAAATTCCAAACCTTGCTCCTGCCAATAACCTGTCTGCATCACAGTGCAACAGATTGACTGGTAGACGTTTAACTTGTTTCCAAACAAGATCAAACGGCTTCGTTGTGTCTAAGGGTGTAACTGGTGCTCACAATGTTAGCAAGTACGTACGCTCAGACTTTAATCTTCTATCAACACAACGTATCGTAGATGCTACTATCGAGATCATACGTTCTATTGGTGATAGATTTATTGGTGAGCCAAACACTGCTCCATCACGCAATGCTTTGTCAGCTGAAATTGACAAGGCACTTAGACAAATGAAGCAAGCTAGAGCTATCACAGCTTATAGATTCTTCGTTTCGGCTTCACCAGACCAACAGGTCTTGGGTGAGTCCACGGTAGACTTGACTCTCGTTCCGGCATTCGAGCTTACCAATATTAACGTTAATATCTCACTAGCCAAGGAACTATAAGCTAGTAAAGGAGTAAAGTATGACTAATACAATGTCGAGCTTCTCTAAGACATATAACTCTTTCTCTGGCACAGACATGATGGTCACTCTCGGTGGCCACCTTGTTGGTGAGATCCAGGGGATCAGCTATACTGTTCAGAGAGAGAAGGCTCCGATCTACACAATGGGTGCTGCTGACCCTCGTTCTTTCTCAAGAGGTAAGAGAGGCATAGCCGGCTCTCTTATCTTCATGGTATTTGATAGATCAGCAATGCTTGATGCATTCGGTGACACAGGCTTCCTCGCCTGGGTAAACGAACCAGCAGGTATCCTAGCAGATACGATTGGTGTAAGAGCAACTGTCCCTGCCCTTACTGTCAGTGGTTTAACATCTCTTGCAGGTACATTCGGTTCTGCCATTGGCAACAATGGTCTTAATCAAATCAGCCTGGACAAGGTACTAGCTCGTCCTATGTACCATGACCAGATCCTGCCATTCGAGATAGTTATCACTGCTGTTAGCGAGTATGGTAACAATGCCGTAATGAGAGTCCACGGAGTAGAAATACTCAACTGTGGCTCTGGTATGAGCATTGATGATATCACTACAGATGAAGCCTGCACATTCATCGCTCGTGGTATCACACCATGGCAAGCGTTTGCTCCAGTTGAAATACCTGGCTTTACAATCGGCCAGGCCGACAAGCCCTAATAGGGCCGCTACCTTGGTTGTAACCTCATAGTGGGGCAGGGTGGTTCTTGCCACCCTGCCTTTATTTTATACCTATGGCTAACCTTCCCAAGAACTCTGAGTTACAGACCTTTAATGGTACTGATATAGGTGTTATATTTAGTATACCTATATCTGAACCTACGCTTATAGCTAGAAAGCCATTCAAGCTATCAAGTAACGTACACACTATAACCGTAAGCTCTACTGCTTCTATATCACCTGTAAGACGATGTGGCGAATCAAGGCCCCGCTTTTTTGGTAAGGGTGCACGAACAGTAGCAGGTACACTCATCTTTATTGTAGCTGAAGAGGATCCCTTTGCTGAGATCTTCGCTCAGGACGCATTAAGCTCTTCCTCTACACAAGATGACACTTGGCATATAGATGGTATGCCTGCCTTTGATATAATACTCACAGCTCAAAATGAAACAGGTGGAGTAGCTGCGCAAGTAATTGAAGGTGTCAGAATAATCAACTGGGGTACTGCTTACTCCGTAGATGATATGTATCAAGAGTATACATATACTTACGTAGCAGAAAGCGTCACCCCTTTCTTAGCTTCTAATGTAGAGAAGCTATTGGCTAACTTCCCTAAGACTAAGACGCCGGATGATCTAGCTTTCCCAGATAAGCTATCTACTGTAGATCGTCATAAGCTTTCTTTTGGTAGCTTACCTACGCCTAATAGAGGTGAGACCTTTGTCTCCTGGAAGTCTGCAGGCTATACAGATCCTAGTGTACCTTATGGCTTAGCTACTGAGATAGATAAGAATAAACAAGCCCCAGGTATCTGGACTCCTAATGAAAGACTCCCATAATGGCTCAGAATGTACGCTTCTATCCTACGCCTGCTAGTGTTACCTATTACATAGGAGACATCTTAATTGATGATATGTATAGGGTAGACTTCCAAAGACGTAAGACTGATCAGCCCATCTGGGGCTATGACAGTAAGAACTTTGACTTTGTTGCTCAAGGCAAGCAGATCATAAGTGGCAACCTTATAATCAACTATCGGTATCCTGGCTATCTACGTAACGTAATAGTCAAGCCTAGCATAGCTGGTAAAGAAACCAAGAAGATGGTTGACGATAGAATGAATGCAGCAGATGGTACCGAAAGAACATTGCAGTTCTTTCAAACTATATCTTCTGTATCATTAGAAGAGAAAGCTAAGCTATTGGCTAATGAGATAGTTAGATCTCAAAACAATAACAACGTCAATAAGAGTGTCAACGCCAAGGCTGGATCTGTCAACACTTTAATATCCCAGCTCAAGTCAGATATGCGGAAAATAAATGGCAGCATACCGGTTGAAGAACGTATACCTGATACTGGACAAAATACTGCCGATCAATTTTATAGATCCGTACTCGATGAGCCTGATGTTCAATTTTTCAATTTATCAGTTCGGTACGGATTTCAAAACATTGTGGGTGGATATATTAGAACGTTTAAAGACTGTTTTATCGTTGGTGAAAGCGAAACAGTAAGTGCGTCGGCTGGAGTTGGTGGCGATATGTCATCCAGCTCCCAGCCTATTTTAGAAGTCTACCCATTCGTTGCAAGAGATTTAGTTGTAGAGAGATATCCATAATATGAATACAGAAGTTAAAGGTCCGAGTGAAGCAGCCTTAGCAGCATCAGCAGGTGCCAAAGAACAAGGCTATGAACCGCTATACGTTAAAATAGCTGGTAAGGAATTCGTCTATCGATTCGTAGAACGATCTGAATGGCGTACCTTGCTTAAAGCTCGTAACGAAGCAATGGCTCAAGCTATTGATGATCAAGCTAAGCTTGAAGTAGCTGAGAAAGAAATAGAGAGTCTTCTTGAAGTCTGCCTGATCTATTCAACAGATCCAATAGAGAAACTCCCCGCTGGTACCGTACAGCTAATTAGTGATGCCATTCTCGTAGCCTCAGGCTTCGGTGGCCTTGATGCAGAACCAGTGAAGCTATAATGAATGAAGGTAGATACAATAGACAAGATAATCAGCCTTAAAGCTGATGGTTATAAGTCTCTGTATTTGATACAAGTAGAGGGCCTTGACTTCATAGTCAGGCCCCTTACTTTTGATGAGTACAATACAGTGATATCATTAGAGAAGTATCTAGATGGTGTGACTATCAATGATACTCTTATTAGAATAGCAACCTTATATAATGATGCACCAAGAGGATTAGACTACTACTTATCTCATAGCAAAGCAATCCATGCAGATCATATAGCAGAACATATACTGGTATTGTCTGGATTCCAAAATGCAGAAACTTTCCTTAAGGTACTAGAAGAGAAAAGACAAGTTGCCCAACAAGCTCAAACTATAATAGAGATTTATATATGTACAGCCTTCAGGGCCTATACTCCTTCTGATGTACAGAAGATGACACTGGAAGAACAGATAGAATTGTTTGCTAAAGCAGAAGAAGCACTTGGCAAGCCTATTGACTTTGGTAAGCTAATCAATCCTGAAGTATACCCAGTAGCGCCTGGTATGTCTTCTACTGATGACATCACTGATATGATGTCTGCAGATCAAATAGACTGGGATGAGATAGGTAAGATATAATGACTGATATACCAGATCGTGAACAGTCACGCCCTTTACCAGAACGGTATATAGCACCGTCTTCGTTTAGTCGTGACAATAGCGAACAGGTATATCAAAAGTCAGTAGAAGAATCCAACAGAAGAGATTCTGAATGGATGGCTAAGCTTGGTGTCATTGCCATTGGCGCACAGATACTAGGCAAGCAATTTAATAGAAACCTATTTGGTGAACTCTCAGAGCTAGCTGGATCTGGGGCTAGATTCTTAGGTAGTCTCAGTAAGCAAGGGTCTAAAGCAAACATAGAGCCTGAGATAGCAGATGGTCTTTATAGGCTACTGTCATTGCCTAAAGACTCTGGTGGAGCTGTAATACAAACGGCCCAGGGTTCTGCTAGACTCGATAGCTATTCTAGTATACAAGACTTAGGTTCTGCTCTAAGCTTTATATACGATCCACGTAATGCTACTAATAGGCCTAACCTTGAAAGACTATTTAAGGGTAATCTTGATAAGCTATATCGCAGTAACCCAGAGCAAGCGGGCTTAGGCTTCTTACAGAAGGACTTAACTCCTCTTACCTTTGGTGAGTTAATAGCTAGACAAGGTGACTTCATTAGCAGAGCTGCAGGCCCTGTTAAGAGTGGTGGTCTTGAGATTGGTATCGTACAAAGAGCTCTTGATCAAGGTCTTGTTAAGACTGATCAAATAGTTGACTCTAAGCTATTCAAGGCTAAAGATGGCAGATTAATAGATACTAGAATAACAAGGCCATATGATTTCCTTGATACTGTATCTCAAACCTTTAACCCGTTTGGCCTATTAAGTACAGCTAAATCTTTCTTTGAGAATCCAAGAAAGGTCGCCTCTCTTGGTGTTGAGTCTGGTACTGCTGCACAGAAGATATTCATTGGTGGAGATGTATACAAATCTCTTGGTACTAATGTAGAGAAGATAGCAACAGGCAAAACGCTTGGCGAAGTTAATGATGCTAGATTCGTTGCAGCTAAGCTAAGAGAAGAACCTCCTAAGGTTAGAGAACCTAAAGAGGGCGAACCTGTTCCTGATAAGACATGGTTCCAAACTCTACAAGACGAGACTGGTGTAGGTCCTAAGTTCCACGAGAAGCGTGGTGGATTTATACAGACTGTCTTACAGGGTATTAAGAACTCTGGTGCTGTTGGTAGAGGTGACGCTGAGGTATATGCTAGGAACTATAAGTATACCCACGACTCATTCTATAGTCGTATCTTATCTCCTGTAATACCTGAGACTGTATTAGACTCTGGTAAAGAGATAACCAAAGGTAGTTACTCGGGTCAAGGGATAATTGACATTAGTGAGCTTACACCTAAGACTGGACCTTTTAAAGGTCTACGTGGATGGTGGAACAGATTCCAGCTTTACACTGGCACTAATGAAGATGCTGTTCTTGTAAACAAGGGTGCCGGTGTTGAAGGTAAGATCGATAAGAGCGATCTATATGCTGGCTTCGGCAGAGGTGGTATTCAAAGCCTTGAGACTACTGCTGGTAAGCGATTGCCATCTGATGGTCCTACTGGTATTACAATCACTGGCGATAAGGACTTTAATATACGTCCTAAGCATTATGCTGCTAGTGCATCTAATCTAGATAAGGCATACGACTTTACTAACTATATGATGATCCGTCTCAATAAGCTAGCCAGTGCTAGCTTGTTAGGGATAGGATTTAAACCATCTGGTAACCTATTAGCTAATACCTTACGTGTAGCTGCTATACCAACAGCATACATGCTTGGCACAGAAGCAGTCAAGTATACTGACTATCTTGCTGGCAAAGTAATAGGAGAGAAACCATCTGAGTTAGCTGCTGATGCTTATGTTAATCTAAGAGTAGGTCAACAGAAGGTTCGTGAATCTCTTGGTATTACCAAAGCTGTTGATTATGTTGAGAATGATCTTACACCAGGACTTAGTGTTGGTGTAGTTGGTACTATTGCTGCTGGTGTTAAAGCACTAGGTGCTTGGGAGAAGACTGGCAAAGTCGGCAAAGGTCTTGCCTTTGCAGCTTCTATATATGCTGCTGTTGGTGGTCCACAACCAGGACAGTCTTCTGAATCTCTCAAAAGAGAATACTCTGGTGAGGATAAGGTCCCTATCAAAAAAAGTAGATGGTGGACATTAGGTTATCAACCTTTCGAAGGTGGAGCTATAGATCACTATGAGCCTAGCTGGTATGCTAAACTTAAGGCACAGCCATATAATACAAACCTCTATGGTTCTGAAGAAGGCTATTGGAAGTATGGCTCTATGCTTCCTAACTTCAGTAACTGGTTCGGCTTACGTAATGTTGTTGACCCATATGCATTAGAGCGTAAGACTTATTACGATAGACCATATCCTGTAACTGCTAAGATGTTTGAAGAGGTCCCTATCTTTGGACCTGTTCTAGCAGATACGATTGGTGAAATTATTAAGCCAACTAAGCAGATGCATATAGAAGAACAAACTGATGCAGTTGTTGCTTCTAATATAGCTGATAAAAGTATACCAATAACAGCTGCAAAAGAGCTTGGTATCTCTGATGTCCCTAAGTCTTTAGTACCATATAATAGACCAGATAACATTAGAGACAGAGTAGATAAGTGGACTAACGTAGCACTAGAACCGTCGGGTGTCTGGAAGTATGCATTAGGTTTATTCGGTATCAAGTTTGATCAAGGCTATAAGATGGCAGATGCCACTAACATGGCAAGCTATAGTAGATCATTCTATGATATGAACTTAGGTGGTTTGCTTGGTGAGACTGAATTCCTAAGACGCTTTATCTTATCAGACTATGGTGTTGCATCTAAGATCAATCAACAGATTAACCCTATACGTAATACGCAACCCACTTGGTTACCTGGTAGTGCTTCTGAGTTTGAAGCTGATAGAACATACTTTACTGACTTCACTAAAGGTGATAGCTATACTAAGATACCTGGTGGTGAGTATAGACTCCCTGGTGCTGGATATGAATCAGTTAACAGGCTAGAGTCTGGTATAACTGGAGTATATAGTGACGTAGATAGATTCTTAATTCTATCTGACGTAGCTCCTTATTCATCTGCATACTTTGCTTATCAGCAAAAGGTAAATCAGATGGACTTGTCTCCTTACTGGAAGAGTAAGGTAGCACAGGCTACAGAGCAAAGAGCTGCTAAAGAGAATGAGTTTAACTTCAAGAGCTATACACCTAGCTCACAAGAACAAGCTGCTAGAGCAAACGAAAACGCTTTCACTACTACAGTCCGAACTGGATGGAACAAAGTAACTCAAGGCTTCTTATCAGAGAAGCCAATACTTGGATCTAAGCTATTCCCATTCACAGATCCATATAGAGTTTATGTCAAGAATAGAGTTGAGGGTGAGACATATGCTGACTGGGATAATCCATACGAAAGCATTGTACGTCCTGCCTTCTATGATGTTATTGGCCAAGACCCATTAACGGCAACCACCAAGGCATTAGCTATTGGTAGTATTGCCACTAGTAACTTTGCTAGCTTCTTAAGTCCATTCCCTGCATTAAAGGATAACCCTGCATCTACAACTGCTGTCTTTGGATTGATAGGTCTTGCAGGGTCTACTGCTAGAGCAGTGTCTACTGGTACACTAGAGCATGGATTTGTTCCTGAGCATGTCAAGAAGGAACGTGAGACAGAGGATTACTTTGATTACTTGAAGTATGTAAAGGATAGATCTCTACAAGATATGGCGGAGAAGCAAGGCAACATGAAGCTTGCTATGATCTATTCTAGAGAAGCAAAGAGAACTCAGGTCTATGGCTTAGCTCAGTTCCAGGCTACTGGTGATGACACTAGATACAAAGCTACACTCAATAGATACGATAGACCATTCTATGATGAGTTCGTTAATGCTCCTGCCGATAAGAGACAGAAGATCCTTGCTGTAGTGCCTGACAGAATGAAGCAAGTCTTATCGGCAGTGTGGCAAAACAATGCTGGTGATACCGGTACTAATGCACAGATGGTAGCAGACCAAACTACACTTGATTATTTTAAGGAGCACAGCCTACCAGCAGAAGATTGGATGGGCTGGAATCCTTCTGTCCCTGATACAGCTATTAGAATCAAAGCCATACAGGGTGGTATCAATGGTGTATCAGATAACCTCCACAGGTTCGGCTATTACCCAGGACAAGCGAGAGAGGCTGACCTGAGGTTCCCGGGCCTTACCAGTCCCGCTGTGTCTATAACTGATCCTACAGCTGCTAGCGTAAGACTAAATCTAGAGGCAATGTTTAATACTAAGAACCCATTTGGGTCAGCTACTAAATTCTCTCAAAGAGGTAGTGATCAAAGTATTGACTGGTATGAAGGTCATTACTCAGATCAACGGAAAAACAATAGATTTATGTTCTACCAGGATGCTTTAAGATAGGTTATAAATGGAAGAGCCGCTGCAGTTTAGAGAGCAAATGATGAAGGACCTTTTCGGTTCTTTGCTCAATCGTCAAAAGACTGTTAAGCTGGGCTTCGTTCATTTACCACATACTCCTGGTCTAGCTGCTGAGAGTGATAAGGTTGGAGACCAACTAGCACTTGGTGCTACCTTACAAACCTCTGAGCTATATAGATTACCATTCTCAACTCTTAAGAAGACTGGTGATGAACCTCTTAGAGCAAGCAAAGGTATGCTTGATCAAGGTCTCATTGGAGATCCTAAGGTTGTAAACTATCTAGCCAAGCGCTGGGGTATGAACTCCCCAGATACAAGCAATGCTATCTTGTCTTGGAACGCTGCCAAGACTAAGGGCTTTACCTTTAGAGAAGGTCCTGGCCCTAGTGCGTTCAGGGCTGATGAAGCTGGCTTCGTTGATGTTAAGTCTTTGTCTAGAGCTTTCTTTACAGACCTTAATGATCTAGTACCAAGTACTAAGCTTGAAGATATAGTAGGTCTCGTAGGTAAGACAGCTAAGCCTGGCACTACTGTTGACTTCCTTAATAGGTCATTCCAAAGACTTGGCAAGCCCGTTACTGAACTTAATGTTGCTCAGCAGATACAAGGTGTCTTCGAAGCTACATATGAGAAGGCTGCTTCTGAAGGAAGACTTCCTGAGTTCAAACAGATCCTTAACAGAGCAGGCGTCACGGGTCTTGATGTACTAGCGGATACAGTTGGATCTAAGTCTGATCCATTTGGTATCAGTACTATTCTCAAAGGTATCAGCAAGGACTCTAAGTCTTATTATCTTTCTGGCACCAGAGCTGGTGCTAGCCCTGAAGAGTTCATTAGTAGAGTTAAGAACTTCTGGGGTGAACAATATGGTGAACGGTTTAGAGCTACAGTCAATAAGCTGTCTGCTGCTGGTGGTGAAAACCTAGCGTTTACTATATCAGAGACTGGTGGTATATACGCTGGTCAACATGGTTTGCTTGATTCGTTCCAGCCTATCTATGCTGAGAACGTAAGTGAAGACGTAACCAAGTGGGGCTTTAGAAGAGGCACAGCTAATGTCAGTGATAGACTTAGACTTGCCAAGCAACAGGTAGTTGATCATAAAGTTGTACCTGCTGCCGAGATAGCACTTAGTGAATTTGAAAAGGGTGTACTCGATCCTTACTCTGGTCTTGGTAGGCGCAATATACCAATAGCTCTTAAGACTGGCAGAAATAGATCTCGTAAGTCTTTAAGTAATCTGCTAAGCTCACCTAGCTCTAGAGGTGAAGTAGCGATGACGCCGGGCTTCTATATGTCTTACGAGGCAATAGACTCTGGTGTGATGCTTGGTCGTAATAATGCCATCAGAGATATTATCTTTGCTGGTTCGAATATGACTGACCCTGAGCCTATATGGGAAGCATATAAGAAAGCTACACAGCAAGCCTTAGATATGCGGGCACAAGGTGTGTCCCCTTATGACTGGCTAGTTAAACCTAAAGACGGCACGGTTCCTCTTGAAGGAATAGAACAGCATCTAATACCTGGCAGCACTTCTTCTGCTATGCGCAAGAAGGGCGTTCAATTTGGTAAGCCTCGTGAAATTACAGATGCTGAGCGTATACAGCGTATAGCTGCTAGTAGAGTAGAGCGATTTGGCGAAGCCAGAGTTCAAACTGTAGGCATGAGCATGGGAGACTTCCGCTCCTATGAAGCAGGCATTAAGGCTACTAGAGGTGCAGAAGGTAAGATACTCGGTAGAGGTCTTGTCAATCCTATTACCAAAATACCAGTTGTATCAACCTATATTCCATCTGCTGGTTTAGGTGTTAACCAAAATCTCTTTGGTGATGCTGGTGCTATACTTACGCATAGTGGAGCAGAGTTGTTTAAGGATGTTATACGTCCTACTACTAACCTAAAGAAAGCATTTAGTAAGCAATCCCTAGAGAAGGTATTTAAAACTCTAGCCGGCTCTGATGATTTGACTGATACACCTTATGCTGATATACTTGAGTCTCTAAATAAAAACAAGAGATATCAAGCTCCTGGCCTTGGTATTGAGATTAACCCAGAGCAATACAAGAATCTTGGCAAAGCTTTTAAAGGCTTGCCATATCATGCTGCTTACCTTACTAGCGCTGACTTCTCTAGCTTTGATGACAATGTAACTCTTAACTTTGCTGCTCGTGGTACGCCTACCTCTGTATCTGTTTACCATGGCAATCAAAGAGTTAGCTTGCTCAATCCTGGTAAAGATGTACTTGAAGGTACAAGTATATTTGACTTCTCTGATATTATATCTAGTGAAGAATCTTTAACTTCTCAAGCTTATGCTGAGAAGATATTCGGTCACCGTACTGGCTTAGCTGGCTTGTCTGTTCCTTCTAGTGAAGGATCTGGTCCTTCTATGTTCTATAGAGAATATGAGAAGGCAGCTTCAGAAATGGGCATTAAGAATAAGCTCATTCTAAAGAAGTCAGAAGATGGGTTAGAGTATCTAATACCAAATACTCCGTATGAAGATATGGACTTCATACCAGAGTTTGAAAAGGTTAGTGATGTAGCTCTTAAAAAGATGGGCTTCACTAGCAGACAGATTAAGGGATACACAACTGATAGTCCTTCTGAGAAAGGTATGGCTAGCCTATTAGGCTATTCTGATTCTGGTATCACTCCTGGTGCTAGAACCTTTATAGATTCTCTATGGGAACGTGCTGCTGAAACAGACGATATCATGCGGCAACAAAACGCCTTCCGTGTAAGACTAGACCTTATCAAGAGATATGGATCTGGTATGGAGTCGTTGACTGGTATCAAGCCAAAGGACAATCCTATCTTTATGCGTATGGCTAGCTGGTGGCAGAATAAGACTGGCTTCAATATTGATAAAGACTTCTTTGATACTGGATTCATTACTAGTAACTCTTTGAGTGTTGCTAAAGATAGTCACTTCAGGATGATCACTGCTCCTCTACTTGGAGATGATGCCGTTAAGGCTACAGGCCTTCCTGTCTTGTCTCGTAAAGAAGCAATGGAAACCTTTGGCGATCTGTCCACTTCAATGGACTTAACTAGAGGTACTTTCTTAGAAGAACAGCTTAGCAATAGTAAACTATTCAGCTCACGTAATCGTCCTCAACATCTGCAAAAGGGATTCTATATAGACCTTGGTGAAGAGGTCCATGTTCCATTGCTTGGTAAGGTTAAAGAACCAGGCATGCCAGAGAATGCTGCTAAGGTTAAATATCTTCCAGTCCCGGCTATTGGTAAAAACTTTGCACCTTCATTACAGAATCTAACTCCAGGTCTTCCTAAGAGTATAGGCTCTGATACGTTAGAGTACAAGACACTAGGTGCTATATCTGCACTTGGTAATGAGCCTGGTGAAAAGGGTACAGTTAAAGGTACACTAGAACAATATGTTCAAGGTGTATATAGAGAGTACGCTAGAACTGGTAAGAGCGGAGGCTTCCTTAAGAAGAACGTTTTATCTTCAGCTTCAATGCCTGGTGGCATGAGAGTCAGACCAATGCCTAAAGGTATGACTGTATCAGAAGCTATGGAGTCTGCATCTAACTTGACTGAGAAGGACTTCACTGTTGGTATATCCGAGAATATGGCTAGACAAGCTTTCTCTAAGATGCCTAATAGATCTGGCTATACTGAGAAGGCTGCACAAGAAACACTTGACAAGTTCTTAGCTGGTGAGCCTATCTGGGGCGTAGCATACCCTAACCCTACACACGGTGGTGGTCACGTTAACGTTGTTAAGATGGTGTTTGATCCAATGGCAGAAGATCAAGTAACCAAGACTGGCATTAATGCTCTGCATGAACCCCGTGCTTTGGTTGGCTCTTTCTTGACATGGAGAATGCATAGAGACAACGACAAGGATACTATCGAACTAATGATGGATCCTAAGAAGTATGGTGAAGCAGATGATGCTGCTATGCATGAGTTCTTCCAAGCACAAATAAAAGGTGCTTCTGCAGAATATCAGTCTTACCAAAAAGAGCTACAGGCTGCTGCTGAGAAGAGTGGCAAGGATATGTTGCTTACTGACTTCATGAAAGAGCAGAAGCTATCTCATCAGAACACGATGGAATATGCCATGAAGTTCTTTAGCTTCGGTAAGATTCCTGCTGTGTCTTACATGGTTGAGTATCCTACCTTCGGCTTCTCTCATGAGCTAATGTCTGATGCTCATCCTAAGACTATAGCTGATAATCTCAACAAGCTATTAAAGAACAAAGGTAACTTTAAGAAGCGCCCTATTGGGCAATCCTTCACAGAGAGTGACATACTTAAGTATCAAAAAATCTTATCAGATGGTGGCATCGATAAGAAAGTATTGATGCGTAACGTATCCCTATTCCAACATAACATCCTGCAAGCACCAATTCAAAAGGGTGGTGACTTAGCTGAGATGCTAGTTAAAGACTACCTTGGTGTAGGCTATAGAGTCAAGCAACAAATTGATAAGCTTGGTGATGCCTATACGCCAGAGATGGCAGTTGAAGAAGCCACTAGCTCTGCTAGAAGATTCTTCACTAAGATGAATGAAGTTGGTAAGCTGCGTTACTATGGTCCTAAAGTAGCTACACCAGAACAAGCTATCGAAACAATGAGCCAACAGGTGGGTCGTATCTATGGTGCTATGGCACACATGAGAGCTTCTATCTTTACACCTGAAGGCTTAAAGAATGCTAGCTCGTTCCCTGATATCTACCGTAGAGCTACCTCTGGTCCTGGTGACCTAGAGAAGATAACTGAGATGTTCCAGCATGAAGGTATTGATCCTGCTAAGCTCCTTAAGGGAGATAGCCGGGTTTCTATGCAAGACCAGATTGCTAAAGCTAACGAAGCTGTTAAGGCTAAGGCTGCTCAAGTAGAAGGTAAAGCTGCTGAAGTTACTAGTGAAGTAGCTGGCAAGTCAAAGCAGTGGTTTAAGAAGAATTGGAAACTAGTAGCTGGTGTTGGTGCTGCTGTAGTAGGCTTACGTGCCTTGTCTAGTATGTTCACTTCTGATGAACTAGACAGGCCATCACTTAAGTCTTCTAATGCCTTTAGAATGAGATCTACTACGTTGCCTCCTGAGCCTATGGTTACTCAGGAGAATGACAACTCGTATATCAATCCTATTAACATGAGGCCTCCTACTGTTCGGGTTGCCTCTCCAGGTGCAAGCTATACTCAAACTAATGCAAGCTATGCTTCTGTCAATACCCAAGACATCCGTGATGAAATAGCTACATCTGTCTATGCTCCTAACTATGGTAGTATAACTATCCAGGACGACAGGACTTATAGAAATGGCTGGGTCCAAGATCGACTAGCTAGCGCATATGAGAACAGTGACTTTACACACCCAGACATGGGAGACCTATACTAATGACTCTAGAATATACTGACGATACATCTGATGTAGATGTAACATCATTCGTTAATTACCTTTGGAACCCAAAGAGTGATAACGCTAATACTGTATCTGGTCTTGATGAAGAGTCTCTCATTAGGAAGTATAATAGACATATCTATACTTCTAAGTCTACTGAGTCTACTAAGTTTAAGATAGGTCCTCACATATACGGTGGTGAAGTACAGGACATTAAGATACTTGAAAGTAAGGCTGTCATAGCCGTACAAGGTGCTAGAACAAGTACAGACTTCTTGACCGATGATGGTACTGGTTATGCTGACATACAAGTCACAATGCTATTCAGTGGCACTGAGCATATCAAGAAAGGTCTGCTCCCTTTAATAGCGCTCTTTAGAGTATCTCCTATTACATCTGTTCAGAATAATGTAATTAATGATGCTCTGTATAATAAGTTCACAGAGAACAATGCTAAGTCTCCTGATAAGGCTTTGATTGAAAAGTCTATACGAGTTGCTAATGAATCTATTATAGCTCAAGCCAACCAAGAGATACGTGAAGTCATTGGTGGCGTTGGTCCAATTGGTCCTGAAGACTTTAACTTAGCTAAGTCTTATGGAGCTGATATTAAAGAAAGTACCTATGACGAATGGCAAGCTAACTTAGCACGTAAGCTAGCTATTCAAACTTCTGATGTTGCCAACTTAGATTCTAGACTTGCTACTGAAGCTACTTTAGCTGATGGTATAAAGAACTATGACAATACAGGCCACGTTCCTGTTGCTTTCGTTGGCATACAAGCATCTAGCCATCCAGATTTTATTAACTCTGTAATAGTAGTCTTGACACTTAAGCGCATTAGTGTTTCAAACTATCTACGAAATTCTCTACAGTATAGATCTATTAAGAACACTGCTACACCGGATGCACGTCGTGCTTTCTGGCTTAATAGAGCTATTACTATGTACATGGATAGATACTATAGAGACTTCTTTGTTACACCAGATGTGACCTTGTCATTTAAAGGTGATGACTTACAGCTTAAGTACTTTGTTGCTTATGAAAAGCTAGTAGACTTAAACCTTAATCCTAAAAATGATATCTTTAAAGATGACCGTACTGGCACTTCTGTAACTCAGTTGTCATATTCTATTAGGAACAAGTTCTCTTTCAAGCGTCTTCAGGGAGAGTCTTATCCTACTGCCCAGCACATGGGCGTGTCTTCTGGTAATGCAACTATCAGCTTGCGTACTAATGACCTTGAAATGTTCCGTGATATCAATACCTATAAGTCTGCTGCTGACTTCTTTGTCAGAGCATCAGATAGGTCTACACGATTCAATGGATGGAAGCTAAGATCTATTGTTACAGATCTATTTAATGATCAAGAGTATAATCTATCTATAGATCAGAAGATATCTAATAGCGGTAAGCTATTCTATCCGTTGAGCTTTGTAACTTCTACTGTATCTGAGATACCGAATGGTAGAGATGTTACTATCAACTTTGCAGAAACTTCTCCGAACTTCTTTACTGACTATGGGTTTGTTATCTTAAGCAATGGCCTTACTGTTACTATTGCTCATGATTTCTTTGCTTCTCTGTTTGAGAACTCAAAGAATAAAGATGACTTCTATTCACAGTTTGTATTTTATGGTGAAGGTGCTGATGATGAGCAGTTCAGTATACTCAATCCTGATACAATGATCGCTGCTTTGCTAGAGCCAGATGTCTACTCTAAAGGTGGACGTGCTGACTCTACAGGTACATTCGTAGAAGACCCGCTTGGTGTAGCTACTAGGTTCCTAAAGGCTATACTTGAAGATAAGGTTATTAGTGGTAAGGTACAGTCTGCCAATATCGGTATAGGTCCTACATTGGATCAGCTTGGTTCTGTAGGTTTAGATATACTCAAAGAGTTGGTCTCACTAGGTGTTGCAGACTCAGAGACTTTTAATGGTATGACATTAGATGATGAGACAGCTGGTGCGCTAATGAACAGCATGCTAGTATTCTCCTCTAATGTAACCGAAGAACAAAAGAAACAAATCTTTGGTCTATTCAAAAAGATTACAAACAAATTCAGTAGAGGAGACCTATATGTTATTCTCCATAATAAACTAATCAATGGAGATGTAACATTAAAGAATCTATATGCTGAGCATTTATTTGCTACTATAGTAAACAAGCGTAAGGTTCCAGTAACTGATTATCTCTATAGCAGACTTAGTGTTGCTAATGCCTTTGATGCATTAGAACGTGCTATCGAAATCAAGGGTGATATTATCAATAAGGATGCTAACAGCGCCTTGGATAAGAGTCGATCTAATGACGATACCCTTACCTATGGACCTGATGGCACTCTTACTACAACTAAGAAGAGAGCCACTTGCTATCCTGACTTTATCTATATCACATACGAAGAGCTGTTCGATCTTGTAGAGCCTAACTTCCCTGATGACTACTGGAAGTTGTTTGCCTATACCTATCATGACTATGGTATAATCAATCCTAATATTGCTGACTACTCTAACGATCCTACTGAATCTCTCAAGGATAATAACGTACAACGTGCACAGCTAGAGTTAATCACTAAGGCCAACTCCCCTGTATCTCCTGCTGTCTTCTTCTATAGAGAGCGAGAACTGGAAGACCTTAGAAACAACCTAAGTAAAGAGTATAGTGAATGGTTTGCACAGCTTGATAGTGTTACTATCAATATACCGTATGACGTAGAATATTTAGTTACAGAAGCTGGTAGACTTAATGGTGAGCTTAAGTCTAGAGTTACTGAATTAAATTCTTCTGGTCAGTATGAAGTAACAGAGAAGACAGTAGAGTCTATCAAGAAAATAGACCAGCTTACTCTTGCTTCTATTATAGAACGCATGCCTAGCTATATACGTAACAACACTGTATTCAATAATGAAGTTGTTCGTAAAGCAGGTGAGGACCTTAGCATAGCTGCCTTTAGGCAAGCTAAGAAGACTTACTCTAATGGTATATACAATGAGATGAGTGACACAGAGCTCGTCCAAATACTAAAGCGTAATGGATCTGAGAAGACTAAGTTCCTATCTTATGCATATGGACTTGATACCCTGTCATTTAATACTCCTATCTTTCAGACTACTCACCTTGGTAAAGAGGTTGCTACCTATAAGAGAAACCACGGACTGCAAGGTGGCGCTGTATTTAGAACAGCAATCAATCTGTCTGCACAAATATCTGGTAAGACTTGGGACCAGGTAATGACAGATGCTATCACTAAAGCCGCTGCTGGTCTTGATGATGGTGTCACAATATCTAACTCTGTATATGGTGAATCTCAGAATACTATGCTGAAGATTACACAGAGCTTGTCTGACCTTCGTCATGATATGATTAGAGCATTCCCTGTCTTTAAGCTATATCTAATAGAGTATAACTCTGGAGATAGAATATTTGTCAGAGATAACTTCTATGGCTATAATGCTATAGAGTCTATTGACATTATGTCTGACAAAAACGATGCTGACTTAGCTACTATTAGAATAGCTGATCCGCTACAGCTTCTACAGGCTTCTTCTTTCAGTGACAAGATTAGCTGGAATAAAGGCCAAGTTAATGGCTTAGTGCTTCCAAACTCTGGTGATGATCTTACCTCTAATAACTTCTTGTCTAGACTAGAGCTAAAGCAAGGTAGGAAGATTCAGATACGTGCAGGCTATTCTGCTGATGCTGAGAACCTTGACATTGTCTTTACTGGTCGTGTGGCTGAAGTCATCTATGGTGATGTTGTGACTGTTGTAGCACAAGGCTGGAAGGCAGAGCTACTTGGTAAACAAGTATCATTTGAACTACGCAGCATAGAGAATAGCTCTGTCAAAGACTTGGTAGTTAGAACTATACGTGATGCCAATCCTGCCGGTATGGGACAGGTACTATCACAAGAAGAAACTAATGAGCTCCTAAAGGTATCTGCAAACGTTGCACTAGACGGTGCACTTACTAAGTCTATACAGAACCAATACGGTACACTCGGTGGTGAATCTGGTTATGCTGGTGGTGAAGGTTTGACACTAGCTGGTACTTGGAACTTCTTAGGTAACCGTAAAGCTGGTGTTGACTTACGTCTAAAGAATATATGGGTACCCGATGTTAACAAGTCACGGTTCAATCCAATAGCAGATGTTGACACTACAGGATGGGAAGCTCGTAGCTGGGTAATACCGCTACAGCCAGCTTGGGATCTGTTAGCCAATACAACAAACTACACATGGGACTATATATGTCAAGTAGTTCCTTATGACGGTGAAGCTACTTTATTCTATGGGAAGCCTGACCAGTTGTATTACTTCACTAAAGGATCTCCTAAGAGAAACTATGAGTATAGAAAAGTCCTAGCAAAAGAAGAGAAGGAAGTCGTAGAAGATTTCCAAAGGGTCTTTGATGGTTTCGTTTCTAGTTATTACTTTGGTAATAACTCTATGGACTTGATTCTTGGTGACCCTAATATAGTTACAGTTTCAAAAGATCAAGACTTTATAACTCAGCCATTGATTGTCAAAAATAAGAAGGCTGGCAATTTAGTTACAATCGATCCTGAAGGATTCTCTTATCTAGGGTACAAGCTTCTTGTGCATCCAAATGTAAATACCAGTAGCTATGCTTCTATTACAGAAGGAGTTGGTGGTGCGGTGGCTATTAAAGCCAACTACGCTAGGTCATTTAAAGACGATATGGATTACATATCCAATGTCTTAGGTAATAAAGACAAGGCTGCTTATCTAATGATAGCCTCGTTCTATGGGTTCTCTACAGACTATCTATCTAAGAACTTCTCTCCTTTGATGGATACTATAGATACAATAACAGGCCCATTGCCTAATCAAGAGCTTAATAAGTTTAGAATATCTCTCATTGAAAGCATTACACCATTAGACAATGTCGATCGTGGTAATGAGATCTTTACTAGAGCCAATATAGATTCTACTGCCGCTAAGTCTTTACTAGATAATCTAAATGATGGGCTTGTAGCTGATATGGTATTCAATACATATGAACCAGTTACAACGCTAACCTCTGTAGGCTTTACACAGAAGTCTAGCTTTATAGATGATGTGTCAGAATTCTTTGAAGGCCTTACCTTCCAAGGTGGTTTAAACTTTGAGCAACGTAATAAGGCAGATCGTTTTATTGCTGCACTAACTGAAGCAGTTGCTGCGTATCCATCTATACTGGCACAGCTTGGCAAGACTCAAGAAGAGATTGTTGCTAAGCTTAAGACTAGAGATGGATTTAACTTCCTGCTTAATCAAGCTAAGTTTAACTTAGGTTCTATATCTAAGTCTATATCATCTGTTGGCGATGCAGTCAATATTCAAACTGTCTTCGATCCTATCTTCCAGGCAATGGCTAATAGGCTACACCTTGATATACATAACATATCATTCTTCTTGAAGGACGATATTGTCAACTATATAATAGATTCATTGGTATACTTCAGAGCATATGTGCACTTCTTCAGAGAGTACATTCAGGCTTCTGCTATTGATATCAATGTTAAGGATCGTATTAGCGATATTAAGAATAGTGGCTTTGGTCAATTCCCACCAGCTCTTAATATGAAACCATTTAGGGATTATCATTATATCTCTAGTGGTGTCGATATCATTAAGAACAATATAGGTGCATCAGTCCGTGAGATGAGCAATACTATTTTGGTTAGATACCCAGCTTCTATTACTACTGATAATGATACCTGGTATAAGGTCGGCTTATTCCAAGGAGACTATGATGAGAGTGTAGTAGAAGATGTTGAGTGGACTATCTTCCCTACTAAGCAAGAGACAGACCACATGGGCTTCCAGTTTAATGAACATATCTCTCTTGAGAATAAGAAGATGTATGTCCATACTGACTTGAACGTTAGACGTAGAGATCAAGCTGCTAAGGTTGCTACAAATATAATGGCTAAGCAGATACGTCCTATGTATCGTAATAACATCTTGCTTACAGGTAGAGCTATCAAGCCATGGGACGTTATCTATCTTGATGATAAGTATATTGACATGAATGGCCCTATTGAGGTTGAGAATGTTGTACATCACTATAGCGTAAGCGCCGGGTGGGTAACTAACATTATACCTCATGCTCTGTGCCATGCTAACCCGGGCAACTCTATGATGCAGGTGGCTGTGTTTAATAATAGAATGGACAAGATCTATTCTATAATAGACTACACACTGTGGGGCCTTGTTGTTATGACAGCTATACCAACACTTGGTGCTTCCTTTAGTCTTGCTGGTGCTGCTGCTGGTAAGGCTGGTCAGTTTGCCTTAGAGCGTAGTATTCTGCCATTCGTATCTAAGGGTGTTCAAACAAAGATAGGCGAGAAACTTGCCCAGAAGTTAGCAACAGAACAGCTTACTACTGCTAAGCTTCGTACCCTTGGTCAGATCTTGGCTACTAACGGCTTTACTACATTCAAAGCATTCCAGTATACCCAGACTGCAGATATAGCAGCTGGTGCCTTTACTAGGTACTTCTATATGAATGCTGGTGTAGCAGATCTTACGACTCCGGTTCTTATTAGTCCTTTGATGTTTAAAGGTGTCCCTTTTGAAGCAGGACTCAATGGGCAGGAAAATTCTTATTGGTCTTTAACCTCTAAAATACAATGGGGATACCAAGATCTAATTACTGGTATAGATAACTGGACTAATTATATTGCTGGTATCTTCGGTGACAAGAGCCCGATAGCACAACAAACAGCCCTACGCTCTTTGGGGATAGATAAGAAATAATGAAACCCGTATCACAACAAAACCAAGGTAATCCCGCTCGTAGGTATGACAACCTAGGAGTTGTCGTATGGTCACCATTGCCTAAGGACATACTCGACAATATCTTCCATCCAGGTCTTAGGGATAAGATCTTAGGACAGCTTAGTAAAAACATTGGTGATACAGTAGACTGGGATCCGGCTACTGGGATCTGCACACTTCATAATGCTGGTACCTTTAGAATACTCTTATCAAGAGAAGAAGGTATAGCCAAGATGCATGCCTTCCTATTAGAGTATGGCAATGTCTGGTCTAATATAAATGGCATTCAGAATAATAGCTTTGAGAATATATCTAAGAGGATATCTGTTATAGCTGATACCTTGGCTGCTAACGTAGCCCTAGCTGAGCCATATGAATTCTTTGTTGGCAGATCTGGTATATCTCTGTTCAAAGAAAAGCATCTTAACGATCCTTCTACTCACATCTTAACCCAAGAATACTCTGCACTAGCAGGATCTGTACGTGTTAGATCTGTACCTTTGCCTAATGCTCCTCACAAGCTTCCAGCTTCTCACCCTGAGCTTGTTAAGACTTCTTCCATACAGCAGCGTAGTAAAGATATAGGCAATCCTAAGCGCCCCGTCTTGGCTGAATCCAAAGCAGCTCTAGACAATCTCTTTGCTCCTTATGACCCAACCTCTAGGGACAGATATGGTACAGACTCAAGAGCTACGGCTGATATACTACCACTTGAAAGTAATCTAGTAAATCAGGATGGTGTTATGTCATTCATTCCACAAGGGGATACAAGACAGACACCTGCTGCCCAAATAGGAAACGATAGATTTACCAATACAGCTAGTACCATACAAGATGGTACGATTAGGAAATCTACTTTAGATGGCTATGCTAGAAATGCCAATCCAGCTTATCCATCTTCTTCCTTCCATCCACACCCGGACTGGAATAGCTCAGTCCTAGCTGGTCCTAGGATCCTTGTAGATATCAATTACATTGGTGCTCTAATAGGAATAGCGGGCTTCTTGTTTAAGCACGACAGCTCTAAGTACACTTACATCTATAAGAACACAACCAATATAGTCGATCGTCAAAAAACTAGCGACTTCCTATTCAAGGAGTAACTATGAGTATATACATTGCACAAGATATCTATACTAATTTCTCAGGTGATATCCAAGTAGATGCCAAGGGAGATATCAAGATAGGCAATAGCTATGAGTCACATAAGGCAGCTATCAATTTTTTGATCAGGACCGATAAGGGCGAATATGCTCCTGACAAAAGAGTAGGCTGTGATCTTGGAGCTTTCATTGGAAAGCAAAACGATGAAGCTACACAGATAGCGATGGAACATACTGTCCTGGATAATGTTACGAGATTCGTAATGCATAGATCAGACATCAATGTCCATGTCATTCCAATGAGTCCAAATGACGCAGGTGTCTTTGCTGTCGTAGGCGGAGACTTCCTTTCTACAAGCGGAAATTTGCTAGATCCAGACCCCAGACCCGAGGTTTTAACCTACGTATTTCCTTATGCTGAGGGTGAGCCTAGACTATTAGGAGGCTAATAGATGCGTGACTTAGCTTTAAAATCCTGTACTCACTGTAAGCAAATTTTACCTTTATCAGATCTTAGTAAGATCTTAAGAGGTGCAACATTAGAGATTTAAAGTCCTTACCTCAGATGAATAGTGACTCTCTGCAATATCTTGCAGAGAATACGGATATTACATACCTATCCGAAGGTGGTATAGCTAGGGGTTTAGTAGAAGCTACCAACCTTGAGATCTCTAGAGTTCAGGACTATATCTCTTCAAGCTATGCTAACACTTTCCTTAACAGCGCTAGCTCGATATATCTAGATCTAATAGGTGAAATGCTTGGTGTCAGAAGATTGAACGCTGGTGCTGCGTCTTCTTCTGCTGAAGATCAGAACGTTCAGTTCTCAGTTGCTACTGGATCTTTGTCTGACTACTTCCCAGATCCTGGTAATCTTAACCAGGGCAAGATTCCAGAAGGCTTATCAGTTACTACCGATGACGGTAGTATTGTTTATAAGGTTTCTCAGAATGTATACTTCCCACGAGGCCTTAAAGAAGTCTTCGTTCCTGTATTGGCTGACCGTACTGGATCTGAATACTCCGTAGGACGAAGTAGGCTTACTTCACACAGCGGCCCTGCTGGTGTATCTGTAACTAACCTTAAGCCTATCTCTAATGGCTCCGGTGTTGAGACCGATGCCTTGTATCGCTATAGGCTAACAAACTCCGTAGCCTCTCGTCCTACTGGTAATGAGATAGCTGTTAAGTTAGCAATCGTTAGTTCTAATGATATCTCTAACGTTGTACTTAAAGAGTTTGCCAGAGGAGCCGGTACCTTTGATGCGCTATTAGTTCCTGTTGGTAATACTGTTAGCTTTAGGACTGCTGAGTTAGTTAAGCGTTCTATTGAAAACGTCTCGGCCTTTGGTATATCCTCTAAGGTTAGAGAGCCAGACTATGTACGGTTTAGAATAACTATTCAGCTTATCCCACAATCGGGTACAGGTGCTGGTACTAAAGACTCAGCTATAATCAGAACTAAGAACGCTGTTACGTCGTATTTTGATGGCTTACGTCTTGGTGATGAGCTTATAATCAATAAGCTTAGAGCAGAGATTATAAATGCTTTGCCACCAGAAATCAAGGACATCAAGATACTTGAGCTATGTTTAAATGATAGACCCCATGTCATTAGGAACTACAAACTCAAGTCGACTGAACTTTTTACTCCAGACAATAATAAGGATATAGAAGCAATACAGGTGGTGTAATATGAAAAGAATGAATCGTAATCAGTCACCTAAACAGATGATGAACGTTAGAAGCAACAATGCTAATTCATATCTGAACTCACTTAAAGCAATGAAGGGCACTAGCTCTTCAGTTCATATGATGGGCAAGAGAATGCCAGTACACCAAATGGGCATGAACCATAAGCGTATGCAGCAATACTCTCCCACAAGACGCGGAAGATAATGGCCCAATACTTTAAGTTCTATAAGGCTTTATTCACACCTACTGGGTTAGCTACCACGGTAGGTGGTGGTATTAGTAATGATATACTATTGCCCAGACTTAATACCTTATTCTGCAATGCCACTGTATCTGATAGTATAGATACTACTCAGTATAGAAAGTTCTTTATCAAACAGATATATGATGTAACCTTTACTGGAGTCACACTCCAAATGGTTAACGTAGAGCACTCAGGCTATATATCATTTGGTACTGGTACCTCTGGTAGTTCTACTGCATCATCTACAGTGGCACCTGCAGGTGTTACCTTTAGTGGTAACTACACTGGCAATGTAACGCTTGACGGTGTAACAACATCGGGTAGTATAATACCTGTTTGGATTAAACAAACTATTCCCGCCGGTGCTGGTGACGATGACTTCGTAGCATTCCAGCTTAGAGTATTGGGTACGATAGTTTAACATGAGTGATCTGTCTTCATTATTTCAATCGTATAGCTTTTCATCTACAATAGCTGAAGGGATAGAGATACTCTATTCCTACAATACGATTGATCCAGTTATTGAGTACTTAGATTTTGGTTACTCCTATGTCGATTCATTTAATGATTCTGACTACACTTCTCCTATTGTTTTTACTAAGGCGGCAAGTACTCAGAAGATACTAAACAACTTCCCTATGTGGATGAACATGCGGAAGGACTATACTTCTGTCGGTAGTCAGTTAGTTAATGCATGGGGAGCACAACTAGAATCTTTAATAGAGCTATACAATACAGTACGTAAGGATCAGTTCCTTTCAACTGCTGATCAGTATTATGATATTCAGTTAGCAGTATCTGAGCTGTCTACTAATAGCAATAAGGTATACTCTCCTCACCTTGATAACATACTGTTTAACTCGTCCTTCTCAATGCTTGCTCCTAAGAGATATCAGAAGCCATTAGGATGGACTGTTAATAGAAACTCAATTGATGCTCTGACCTTTGATCCAGAGAACTCTATATTTGGCAACCATGGCGTAGTCCTAACAGGGCCTGTAGACCTTAAGCAAACACGCTCTGTGGCAATACCAGCATCACCATTAACCTATTCTATCTTTGTTAAGACTACTACAGACACGGGCTTATCTACATCTGAAAGCTATGATGTAAATATTTCTGGGATTATCTTATCTATAAGATATGCAGATAATTCTGTAGCAAGCTTTGGTGTTGGGCTCCCTATGAATACTCTTGGCAAATGGGCAAGAGCTTCATTGAGCGTAAGTGCTACCAATGAGATAGCTGAGATTACTGCTATGATAGTTAATCGCCAGGCTGTCTCTTATGTAGTTGACTGCCCGCTACTTGAGGTATCTCAAGTATTAGGTGAGTGGTCTCCAAGCCAGTCTGATGTTCTTCCCTACTCTAATATGCCTAGCAAGACTGTTACTGGGCTACAAGTTCTCTTTGATACACTAGACTCTGAGCCAGTTAAGCGGCTTGAGCTATTCCCATTAGGTACTGAGCAAGAGTTTAAGAACCTTGGTATACCAACACGTATAGCGCCATCAACAGTATTAGCTCCTGCCAGAAACACAATCAATAACTCCTACAGTAGACAGATAGACTTCTATAATACAGTCTTCCCTACAAGCTGGAAAGCTTCTAATGGAGCTATATCAGAATCGTCTCTTACGTCTCCAGATGTCTTTGGTATGAGATATCCTGCCGATCTTATACTTGATGACTCTGGTGATCTTAAGTTAGACTTGTACCTAATCAATAGAAATCAAATCTCAGTTAAGGCTGTGTCTGTAATAGACAACCTTCTTTATGTTGTTACTAAAGAAACTTATGCAAGCAAGAGTAAATACTATCTTAAGCTAGTCAGACCTATTAGGGTTAACTATTCTTCTGTGTATCTTCCCTGCTTAAGCGACCTTGAGCTTGATATAGATCTTGGTCAGAACTTTGGTATTGACGCAGAAGATGAAGACATAGTCCGCATAGGTATATGCAAGAACGTACCGAGGACAATATATCTCGACACTACACTTAATAGAAGATTATACTTTGAGCTTTTCTTTGACTACTACTATGCTGACTTCGTCAATCGTAAAGTATACTGCAGAGAAAACTATACTAAGAAGAACGGGCACCTTCAACTAATATAACCATGAGCTACGAACAATATTCTCTTAATGCATTTTCAGGATATCCAGAGGATATCAAGCATAGGGTATCTAGTAATAGTGCCTCAACATCTTCTGAAGATGCTCAATTCCCTACTAAGTTTGATGTCTTCGTTAATAAGGAGAACTCTTCACTTGGTGGATACTCTGTAATAGAACAGCATACACTGGGTCAGTTTGTTGGATCAACTCTTTATCTTGATCATAGACCTAGTGTTGATACCACTGGTGGTATAAGTTCATTTTCTATTTCTAATGGTGGTGTAATAGATCCTGCTCAGACTGATGTCTTTGCTGGTACTGTTCAGTTTACAACGCTTCCTAGCTCTTCACCATTCACTATATCTTATAATGCTGTAGCCGATAAGGTACAAGATAGCCACATTAATGCCTTACAAAATACTGTAATGGCAATACAGAGCACGCTTGGAGTTAAGACTCCAGTCAGTGGATTAGGCTCGGGTCTGGTTAGCTTCCCTATCTTTGTTAACTTCGATCCTCAATCAGCAGCAGAGCTTAGTGCTATACAAGCTATATTGCCAAACATAGTTTTGCCTGCACACCTTAGCTCCAATTACTACTTAGGTAGTAGCGATGTAGCCGGCATACCTGGGTATGGTACTACTGGTATTACACTCTACATTGGTAATCCAAGTGCAGTAACACGTAACAACGTATGGATCGATGCCGATCAGTTTACACTTGCCACAACTAACGGTACTGTTGGTGGCCTATATGTAATAGGCAATGGTACTGGTGATGCAGTCAATATGTCTGGTAACCTTACTGTTGCATCCAGAACAGTAATAGGCATGGTTGGTGGTGCCTTAGGTCAGTACCAATCTGCAGTTCCAACTGGTGCAGCTGCTTTCTATTCTGGTGCAATGCTTGCTGTCCATGGTGGTATATGGTTCGGTAGTGGCTTGTCTGGTAATGGTAGCGTAACCTTTATAGTTACTAGCGGTGAAGCAGTAGACGTAGAAGGCGCGCTATTGGCTACTACTTTAACTGTTAGCAATGCTGCAACCTTCAATGGTACTGTAGCTGCTAATGGTCCTACTAGTGTTTCTTATCCTGGCTACTTCTATACTAACAATGACATTACTTTAAATGATAAGCCAGACTTTACTCCTGCTAAGATAGATGGTCTAGACCCGTCTTATGCTAAGGCAGTTGTAGAAACGTTCCCTGTTGATGGATGTATAATCCAGTCTGTACGCTATGGTGTTTCTACACAACATAGAAGTCCATATGTCTCTGGTGCTAAGTCTCACCCGCTATATGGATATAAGATGTATCCAATGCTTGGTGGTTGGACCTATACAGGTACTATTGCATACGAAGCCGCCAAGGTTGGTAACGACAAGAACATTCTCCTACTCAATACAAACATAAGCGGTGTAGGCACAAACAGCACAACCAATGGCTCTGTACTTGGTAGTGGTCTATTGCCATATGGCCACTATGCTACTGGCTTGTTTAACCCCGGCGATACCTTTATAGAGATCAAGTCTGCTTCTGCTGCTGATGCTTATTCATATCCTATCTATTACCATAAGCCATACTTTGGCTCTGGTGGTAACTTAACTGGGTTGAATGTCTATGTAGCTGCTGACGATGCAGCTCTACAGAGCAGCGTTGCTGGTAAGACCTATAGACTATACCAGCCTGGTAACGTTCCTATGCAGCACCTTACTGGTAACTTCACAGTATCTAGTGCTCCATTTGCTCACGTTGGTAACTTCAGTTCTTCAGACTATCCTAATACTTCTCTCGCTATCTCTACAGAAAGAGCTTGGCTTGGTGGTAACAACGTATCAAATAACAACTCTCTAATCAAGAGAACCCTTCCTCAAGCTACTATAGCATGCGTAATCACTGAGGCACTTCAAAAGAATATTGGCTATACTGGTGCTACACCACCAGCAGCTGCTACAACTGGTGTTGCCTATATCTACATGGTAGGCGATCCTACATACGCTACAAGAGAGAAGTCTTTCTTCCTCAAGGCTTCACCAACGCCGTTTGGCATTGCCTCTGCAGGAGTCCAGACTGCTACACCTAATATCGTACCTGGTCAGCATATAGCTGTAGGTGAGATCGTAGCATCTACTTCTGATGGTGTTAACTGGGCCGAAGTAGAGTCAGTGTCTTATAGAGAGAACGGCATGTACGATTCATGCTGGGTTCCATTGGTAGACTATATCAGAACTAGCATACCTTCTGATCTTGGAAGATGTTTACCATTCTACGGTAGCACTAAGGGCGGCTCTTCTTCTAATGCTTACGACAACGAGCCTGATGTTTATGATCATCAGTTCTATGTTGAACATAACTTAGGCCCTATACAGAACATGGGAGACTTGAGCATCAAGGTATATATTGCCAACTATGGTACTAATAACTTTGACCTTAACCCAGCTATCACTGGTGCATATGGTGGCTCTACGTTTAGATCAGAAGCACAAGGTGCACAGAACTTGTGGACACCTCATTCAGCTCTGTATAACACTGTAGCTAGTGCTCACTCCTTTGCGTCTACACCGCAAGTTGGCACTAGAGGCTTCTTGAAAGATATATCTAAGTTCGTACTGTTGAGATATATTGATACAAGATTTGCCCTTTTGAGTATAGACGTTGATGGTGATACAAATGAATTCCTCGGTAAAGGCAACCGCAAGGCTGGCTATATCCGTGTAATAATGAGAAAGCAAAAGTAAGATGGTAAGTGGTCAACTTCCTGGATACTGGGTCTCCTTGTATGGAGACTCTTCAATTGACTGGGTGCCCCCGGTCAATAACTATTTGTATTCTGAGAACGTTAGCCAACGTGGTATTAATGATCGTGTCTTTAGATGGGGTGAAGTCTCAATAGACTTGACTACTGTTCAATCTGGTGCGGTCCTAGACTTTGTAATGCCAGACTATTATCTGTTGCAGATAACACCAGATCTTGGTTGGCATGATGTTATGTCTATGTTTGGTGAGAGTAAGAATCCAAACATTCATAACCCTCACCTTAAGAACTTAGGTCCCTTCTCTATAGAGAATGGTACCCTTACTGATAATGCTGATAACTCTGTATATGTTACGCTCACAAGTGGGCAGATACAGTCCGCTGTAATAGATCAGTTCCCGTCTTATTTATGGCGTGCTGTCCCCTGGGCTCAAGGCAATCCCGGCCTTGGTGGTCTGCCTGCTTCTTTCACATGGGTGTCTAGTATTGAACAGCTACAGTTCACTGTAGATCCTATTGTCAAAGAAACTAATAAGGCTATACAGGTTATCTCTGGTACTAAGAACTCTAGAGTAAGTGTAAGTACCAGCGCAGCTAATGATGTTAATATAATAGTCGAACAGACTAATACAACCTGGAAAGTTATATTCAATATCGATAGACCTAAAATCGTATTCAATATAATTGCTACTGACGAAGGTGGTTCTGCAATAGCCACCTATCCTATATCGCTAGAGTATAATCTTGCTAACCAATACAGCTCCCACGTATGGAATGCATTCGATGGGTTTGCTTTACTTGCTAGCTTACAAAGACTCCCTAATGAAACTAATGCAAGCCTTAAGTCTCGTATTATAGATGCCTTTACAAATAAGGGTGGCACACATTATGTTGGCCTTATTAACGGTATCAATAGAGAGCTTGGCCTTGGACGTAAAGACAATGCTATACAAGTAGAACGAGCCGTTGGCACCAATACACAGCCAATAGAAACATCCCTTGATGTAGTTAGCACCCATACTAGAACTAGTGTTAGTGCTCCTTCTTTTGTCATCTATGATGAGATAGCTCACCTAGATGTATACTATAATGTAATTACAGTATCTAAAAGAATCAAAGAAATTATCTCAATCAAGACAGAGTCTAATACAGAACTGCCTGTCACTAAATACAAATTGCATGATAGCTATCCTAGCCTGTCAGGTAATGAAATATACATTGATCCTAGTTATGTTGGCATAGTAAAGATAACTTATCAATACTATGAAGACATATACTATTCTGAGTATCCCACTGTTATTGATGTCGTATATCAACTGAATACTTTGGCTAACCCATCAGGCCTCATTGTTGTCAAGGCTACACTCGATGGAACTATGTCTGGGTCAGAGCTTTCTAAGCTGATATATAAAACCTCTTTTTCTGTTAACCAAAATAACCTTAAGGCCTCTCTAGGGTGGTCCCGTGTAGGACTCTTCTCAATAGCTGATGAAGAATACAAGTGGTCATTTTCTAATGACGACTCTACCTTCTTTGACAGTGAGTTCTACGAATTCGTTTTGGAGTTAAAGAGCAAGACTAATATCGAGTGGGGGTTTGTGATTGCTGATAAGGACTATTGGGATACAATAGACGCCGAATGGTATGGCCGTAATAGCTTACCATTGGCCTTTGATATTAGACTTTCTAGATTCGTAACCTCTATTCCAATTGCTAATCATGATCAAGAATTTGATCCATGGGAAGCTTTTAGAATGGGATATTACTATAATCAAAATCTTATCAAGAACATAGGATTCCCTCAAAATGCATTTAGATCTGGTGTTGGATATAAGAGAGACTGCGTAGTTTCTGTTTCATCTAATATTGTATCATCTGCTACGAGTAGAGTTAATCTTAATCCTATTGTTGTTGATGCTAAAGATTTGATTGACTTTACAACAGATGCAATACAAGATATTGCAGTTAACATATAAGGGGACTATATGGCTGAGCAAGAAACTACAGATGGAAGACACTGGGTCATTGCCTTTTTAGCGAAGGTGGCACCTACGTTATTTATAGCATTGATCGTTGGATCTATAGGATGGATTGGTAGCAATTCAATGCAGACTAATGTTAGTCTGGCAGTCTTAAACGCTAATATGGATGCTGTAAAAGAACAGCTCAAGGTTGCTAGCGCTGATAGATATACTGGCACACAGGCTAATGCTGATAAGTCTTTTTATCTTTCAGAGATAAGTCACTTAAAAGAAAGTGATTCGGCAATGCGAGCAGAAATCCTATTGATGCAATCTAGACTATTGGACCTAGAACGTAAAGTAAAATAAATGTCTTTATTGATTGAAAACAATTACTATGTTGGCAAGGGGCAACCCTATGCTACTGTTAACCAAGCCATCAATGCAATAGCTACACTATTGCAAGGTGGTAACTATCAGTTACCTTCTACCTCTGCTCCAGATGGTGGGAATGTTAACATAGTACTTGTTGGCAATGATAAGTTTTCTGCTATTAAGATACCAGATAACTTAACACCTCCTATTAAAGCACAAGGGAGATATCTTGTTATTAGACGACAAGACGTAGGTGATAATGGTAACATAATATCTGATGCTTTACCAGTAATCACACCTGCAGCGAATCAATCTGGTGATCAAGATATCTCCAATAGGCTAATAGGTATAGATATAGGATCTAATAATCCTAATGTTAAGATACAAGGTATAAGAGTTCAAAGCTTTTTGATTGGTATATCAGCTGGCTTTAACTGTCATAATCTATATATCAATAGATGCTTTGTTACTAACAATAAGAATGCTCAGATCTATATTCACAATATAGAAGGCCTCTATCTGGTTAATAACCTTATAGTTGGTGGTGAGTATGGTATCGTTGTTAAGTATGTAAAGAATATTAGATGCTATCACAATACTATCTTCCTTGATGGTCTTACAGCTCTCAATGGAGCTTCCAAGGCTGGTCTAATACTCCAGGGCGAACGTACATATGGTAACTCCAATCCTAGCACAGTCTACTGCCTTGGTAACTTAGTATATACAATTGGATGTCCTGCTGCAATCTTCTATGAAGAAGATCTTAAGAACAATAGATTGCTCAGTGACTATAATGACTTCTATTCTCAAACATGCCCTGTTCAGTTACGTTCTGACAATGCCACTCTCCCGCAAGATGAGCAGGAGATAGTAAGAAAAAGTTATGTCAATATACTAGACTGGAGACAAGCGGGTCCTCTTGGTTCTAGCAATGCAGCTTTAATTGATCAGCACTCTGTATCTATACACCCAGTGTTTATACAGAACGTATCGCTATTAAGCAATACATCTTCGTCTATTGTTAATCTGAATATCATAGATAATAGCCCGCTTCTCGGTAAAGTTCCCTCATGGTTCTATAGCTCTGATAGCTTCTATATACCATCTGACTTTAACACCACACTTATATCTGTAGACTCTCTTCTTAACACTAGACAGTTCCCGTTAACTGCTATTGGTGCTAACGACAAGAAGTCTCTTAATGGTTTTTTTGGTCAAGATATCTTTACGTCCCCACTAGAGCTTGATCCATCTAAGAAATGTAATATAGATCCTCTTGATGTTATATCAGCTCAAGAGTTGACTATGACCTATCCTGCTATCAAAGCTGGATACTTCTGGTCTCATGAAAGACCATTCTATTTATATGGCAAGAAGGGTGCCTTTAACTTAGGCTATCTTGCTAAGACAGTTCTTAAGCTTCCTGGTATCTTAGATACAAAGCAGCCACTCTCTATTCGTATTAGAGATAAAGAGATATCCGAAAAGGACTGGGACCTTTCTGGTATGAACTTAACTATCTACCATAGGAATAACAACATCACATCATATAATGATGAGATTCAAATCCTGGGTAAGGTACGTCAATGGTATGACAACTCATTCACTAATGAGAATGCCTATTATGTCTTTAAGATTAAAGATGGTATTACTAGCTTTATCTTACCAGAGTCTTATCAAGCTGGTGCCCCTGTAGTTATTACTGATGACAGAATTGCATTTACTAATCCTATTGATGCTGTATATAGAGACTTCCAAGTTGTCTTAGATCATAAGACTCACGAGAGTCATATACAATTTGGTGGCAACTCTAACCTATTAGAGAACAGCGACTTCTGCTATAGCTATTCTGGTAATACACCTAGAGATTGGATCTCTAAGATTCAAGGCAACCCTAGGTCTGTATTTATACTATGGAATCAGTTCTCATATTGGGGTGATAAAGCTGTAGGCTTGTCTGTATCTCCAGACCCAGGCTTTATTACGTCTCCACAAATAGATATACATAGCAATGAGAACTTATGCTTTACTTGGCATGCTATGTTGCCTACTGGTATCACTGGTACTAATGGTCAATCTATTACAGGCCTTAGTGGTAAGTATATAGTAACTCAATTTAATAACTATGATGAAGAGATCCCAGCTCGTATAGAAGGTGACTTCGTTGTAGGTCCTAGCTATCAGAGATACTATCTACCTCTTGGTCCTGCTGATCAGATAATAGATCTATCACAGCCGGGACTCGCTAGTGCTCCTCTAGTTTATCTTAAGACTGGTGCAGCAGTACTAGATGATAACGTTACTAAGGTTGAGTTAACTCTATCTGGCTATAACTATTCTGGACTAATGTCTACAGGTGCTTTCTTTGCACTTGATGCAGTACAAGCCGAGTACTCTCTTGAGCCAAGCTATTACCATCCTAAGCCTAGCTTCACTGATATGACTGTGGAGTTTGAGACTGATCAGTCTGGTATATTTATTGACAAGAGAATGAATATTAGCCCGGTCTTTAACGAGAACCCAAATGGGTTCTTGTATATAGCTGATATGCCTGCTACCATATGGGGTGGTCCTTCAGATCCTGAAGTCACTACCTTGCATGAGTATCGCTGGCCTCATGGCAGAATGAGCGTTCTTCCTTGGGCTAGACTCTACGGTAAAGATAAGCTACATCAACGCTCTGTTGATAGCGATACAATTGGTGAGCCTCAGAATATTATCTCTCCATATGTATTCCCTAAGAATGCAGCACAGGCTGTAATGAGCCCTTCTGTATTAAGAGTCTCACAAGAAGCAGAACTTCCCGAAGGTCTAAGTGTCCAAGTATTGGATACTTCTTATAATCCCTACAGCCTCAGGAACTACGTTGCACATGTATACGATCCTAATGGGAACTTCCCTGGCTGGCTTTCTAAAAAACACTATGGTGCAAAAGAACAGTTAGGCTCTACTATCTATGGCTCACTTAATAGCAATGGCAGTTTTTCTTGTGGCTTTGTATGTCCTGATGCTCATTTGGTGTCTTACGTTGGTAGTGTTCCTCGTAGCTTGCTCAGCGTAAGTGGACTATCAGGAGTTGTAGATAGTCTATCGTATATCTCTACAAGATACAATGTAAGCACAGAGAACAATGGTAATATAACAGTCGTTGGTCTTAGCGGTAAACAACATAAGACCTTATCAGATACAGCCTTAACAGGTCTATATGTAGCCGAAAGCAATGGTGATAAGTCTATTATCACATTAGGCTATCCGCCTTGTAATGGTAGTGTCAAAGTTAAAGCTGGCGTTATTAATTTCTCTGAGACTCAGGTTGATCCTCAGTCTAATGAGTATAGAATCAATTACTCATATGGGCAGATAGAACTTCCTGCTGGTACTATTGACTCTACTTTCTATGTAGAGTATAGACCTAAGTATGCTTACCCTGATCCTGTAAATAAGAATACGATTATCTTCCATCACAACCAAGTATTCAATGATTACTCTGGTGCAATACAAGTAGACTACGATGCTGAACTTGCGCTTGAGGTTCGTGTCAGTGAGCCACTCAATAGAGAGTTCGTTGCTACATTCCCAATCATACTACAGAACCCCAAGCTGTCTCAGTTTGAAAACCAATTCCTGAGCTCTGAATTCTAATGGCTATTCATAAGATAGATATTACTTCTATAGAGAACATACCATGGGCGCGTAGATTGATTATATCTTTCTACTTGCGTCAGGATTGTTTTAATCCAGATGCTGGGTCTTGGCAATTCGTGTTAGAAGATTGCGGCTATAGAAGTGTATGCTCTTCTAGCTGGATAACAATGACTCCCAATACGCAGCATCCTCTTCACTCTACTGTGATTAAGTATGCTGGTAACTATAAGTTTGTATGGGACTATGGCGGCCTAGAGGGTTTGAGCCCTGCTGACTTTGACTCTAATCATTCTTATTTAGTTCAGCTAGTTCTTTCAGATCCTACATGTTCTTATGTAGATCCTTGTGGTACTGCTCACTATACTACACAGTACGGGCAAGCACCTCAGGGCACTGTTAATACATCTGGTGATTCATTTAACACTAGCAACAACTGTGGCCCTAACTATATACTAAGAAGTGATAGTAACGGTTGCCTATACTGTGAGTATCATGCGCCTACTGGATCCGATGGAGTTAGCCAACCTGATAGCGGCTGGACCTTTAGCCAGCCAAGCAATGGTACAGGTCCTGGCACTCCTCACAGTGGTGGCGCCTCTAGTGGCCTAGCTACTGGGACTGGTGTATTTGGTACCGGTCCTATAGGTACTGGTACATCAGGATTTACTTTCCCAAGTAGTCCATTGACTGGTCCTTCTACTCCTAGCTTTATCTTTAGTTCATTTGAGCCAGGTGACGAACCAAGCCAGGTTGTTATTACTCCTGGTCCAGAAGGCCCTGGTGGTGTGCCTTCTACTAATGTCTTTGGCTATCCAGCTCTATCGCCATTAGAAAATATATACTCATATGAATTCGGAACTCTGGGTGCGTCTTCTAGTGAAGGCCTATATGGTCCTGGTACTGTCTTTCATGGTAGGCTAAAAGGAACTACATACGGAGGCGCCAGTGCTTCGATAAGTATGTCACGTACTCTTAATGCCAAGGTAGCAGCTAAAGCTAGAGAGTTCTTAAGCCAAAACAATGCTATCATTAATAAGCGTGCAACAGCTAGTCAGCTTAATCTTTCTCCCAATAGTATTAGAAGTCCGGACAAGCCAGACATTATTCTAAACATTACACCTAATGCAGACAAGACAGTAAGTCCAAGCACTAAGGTAATGGACTCAATTACGACAGTCGGACAGAATGTCTATATAAGATCCAGTAACAATTTACGTTCACGTATCAACATAAACGGATCGAATGATGTATTAAACCATATCAGTGTTGCTGCACCAAAAGAAATATCTATAGATCCTGGCAATAAGATACAGTCACAATCTTCAAGAGGTCTAGCTCAAGCCAGGCCAATAGGTGTAGACTCCAACTTAGGTCTTATGTCTGCTGGCAATAGAAGTCCTTCTGGTGTAATACGTAAGATCTTAGCCAATGTAGACTATGCTAAGAACACAGATGACTTCATAGCTAACTTCAAATTTGATATTAAGTCTCAACAGAATGTTAGAGTCGGGGATGCTGCATTCTTTGAATGCTATCTAACTCCACGTACATCAAAAGTATATCGCTATACGTTAGCTGTCCTTCTTAAGACTGACTCTAGCCTCGACCTCTTATGTACCAGTAAAACGATTAGCAGAGCTGGGTCTATTAAGATTGCAGATAAGTTCCCTATACGGTATAAGCCTGGTGTAGGCTACTTAATGGCTATAGCTTATACTGAACAAGGTGATATCGAAGGTGTAGTCAAGGTACCTATTAAGTTCTTAGACAGCGGCACGATTCGTGGTGGAGTTCTTAATATCTCTAGTGCAACGGCTGCACCGTATAAGGACTCAGTCTTTAGTCTTGTAGATCCTAATAAGTCCATGAGATTGGTTCTTGGTGAGCCAGACTATTCTATTAAGCTTATCACTAGCTATCTTGGTACAAGTGAAGTTATCAATCTAACAGCTATGACTGTATGTGACAATAAAGATATCACGCATTCTATTAGCTTACAGGATGGCAATGTTGTTAAGTATTATTCTACTGGTAAGATTACAGAAGGTGGTATTTCTCCTGTAGGAGACTACTGTGCTCTTATGTCTTATCAAAGTAAGCGTGCTGATCTTAATGACACTATATTGAAGATATCCTCTACTGCTCCTATTGTCAATTCTCTAACGCTATATATAGGTAAAGACTTAACCTATAATGATATATCTGTTTATAGTATGAGCTATAACGCTACTACTAACTCATATACTATTAGTTTGATTACGCCATTCTATACTACTGATATGTCGATATACCATGCTGGTTCTGACAAGTCTACACCTACTGATGCAGTAGAAGTTGCTGGAACTACTATATCTAATGGGTTCTTGATAACTTCAATTGCATGTCCAAGGTATTCATATATAGGTGTAGCACTAAGAAATCCGCAGTCTGTGTCATTGGCACAGAGGACTATAGTTTGGATTAAGGGTACATAATGTTTACAGAAATCGATGACAGTAACTTCTCTTGCTTAGCAGCTAACGTTGGTGGCGTGGTTGTACCTGAGAGTTTGTATATAGTAGAGTGCTGCCAAGATAGAGACAACCTCGACATTGTCTATGTCAGAGCTGTCATTACTGGCGTATATGATTACGTACCTGTGCTTAAGATAAATGGTGTAGATGTTAGCGCAGGATATATACCTGAGTATAAAGGAATCGGCGTTGCTGAGTTCCCTATAGTAACTAACTGCTCTACTAAAGCTATCGTGCTTGCCTACTCAGTTGGCTCATTGATCGATAACTATGCCAGCGTAGCTTCTTTAAATCTAGACCTACAGTTGTTTGGTACGCTTGGTAATCTTAACTTCAGTAGTATAATACAAGACGCTAATGTCTTTGTAAGCTCTAACCCATCAGCACAGTACACTCTACAGAAGGGCTTACTGCCTACTCCATATAAGATATACTTTTATAGCGTAACCCAACAGCTTAAGATTCAATATTCTGACCTTGGCACAGGGCCATGTCTATGTGCAATAAATTGCACTACGCCTACTACAGATGACTTCAGCCTAACTGTTTGTGAAGATGAGATACAAGAGATATCTATCACTGCCAACTCTATCTTTGGTGACCCTACTGATGTAGTTGTAACCTTTGCAGATACTATTGGTAATCAAAGTATGTTGAATATACATGCTATGGTTAATGTTGTACCTGCTTCTCCTTCTGTATTAGTTATGTCTGATCCTAGACACGTCCAGGTTTCGATGTACTATCTTAGTAAGAACAATGCTTTAATAGACAAGTTAAAGGTTAAATATCAAGTACTAAGATATGAAAATAATGTCGATAATGTTCAGGTTTGGAAAGACTGGACTTCTGAACCTTGGAAAACAATGTATGACAGAAATATAAGGAGTGGAAGGCGTTACGGCTACGCTGTACGATTCCAAGGTGAGTTTGGTGAACTAAGTGAAATGTCCGCATGGACAGAGGTATCAATAGAATGACTCAATATAATGTTGTCCTAATAGTGCTCGATGATATTAGCCCTAGCAAGTTGTCATTCTATGAAGAAGACACAGTATGCGCTAATACCCCTGTAATGAATAGCTTAGCAGCTAATGGCATTGTCTTCCGTAATGCCTATGCTATGCCTATATGCGGCCCAACTAGAACCAGTCTCTTTACTGGTAGAAACCCATTTAGACATGGCCATGGCTGCAATATAGTTGCTAATGAATATGAGCTTCCTGACTCAGAGATTCTAATACCTGAGATGATACGTCGTACCACATCTAGTGGCGTATACAAATGTGGTGCTTTTGGCAAGTGGCACTCTGGTACAGCTACAAGTGATGACCTACATCCATTGCGTAATGGCTTCCATGAATTCCATGGCTGTATGTCTAATGACCTTCCTAGCCACTGGATATGGCGTAAGGTAAATAATGGCGTATCTACTAACATATCTGCCCCGCCTTATGATGAGACTACCTGGTCTGCCTCACATGCTAAACGTGATGCTGTAACCTGGATCAATGCGCAACCTAATAAGTTCTTCGCTTATGTAGGTTTTAATCCACCTCATGCTGACTATAGCGTACCGCCATCTACTTTGCATACAGTAGCTGGGTTACCAGCACCTGGCACTCTACCTACTACGCCAGAGCAGATCTTCTCTTACTATGATGCTAACCTAGAATCAGTTGATACTTTGATAGGTCAGATCATGTCTGAGATGGACTCAGTCAAGCTTGCTAATACAGTATTCATTATCGTAGGTGACAATGGTACTGAGTCTAGTGCAGTAGAGCCGCCTGCTGATCCAAGTAAGTACAAGAGAAGTGTATACCAAGGTGGCATTAGAGTACCACTAATTATATCTGGTCCTATTGTAGTTAATCCAGGTAGATTCACCAATCAGCTTGTATCTGTAGTTGACTTGTTTGGTTTTATTGCTGAATGCACAGGAGCTAATACAGCCATTGTAACAGCTACAAGACATCTTGATAGTATGGACATCATGCCTGTTATTCAAGATACAAGCTCTATACTTCCACGTCAGTATTTGTTTGCTCAAATGTTTAAGCCATCTGGTTTAGTACCTCATACCTCTTCTGCAGAGACAATGATCAAATGGCCTTACAAGTTAATAGTTACTGGCTCAGCTCAAGAGTTTTATAAGCTTGATGACGATCCTACTGAAGTCAATAACTTAATTGATTCATTAACCCCGGATCAGGTAGTCATATACCAAGATATCTTAGACAACATGACTGCTTTGATTTCTAGCGGCAACTAAAAAATGACTTTTCTACCGCAGTATAGCACCTGGGCTAAGGATGATTTTTCTAGCTCTGATGGTGCTATATACACCAATACCGGTGAATATGAGATAGTAGACGGGGTAGCTAAGTTGCTCCCCGCCTACTTCTCTGGACAAACATATTCATTCGATGCACCATGGCCACCAGTTACTACTTGGGATGTCAATAACACTCTTGACTCTATACCTATAGTTACTGGTAACTTCTCTATTGTTACTGCTACTGGTTACCAAAGCACCTCGCTTGGTATCTATGGTAACACTGGAGATACTTCACAAACGGCGTTCTTTACATCTACAACAACGCCTGTTACTGGTGCTAATGGTAATTGGGTTAGCGGCAACCATAGCTGCTTTGTTTATAATGCATCTAGTAAGACTACTTTGCAATATGGTAAGATGACCATTGAGCTTAGTGTGAGATCTTTACCTGAAGGCGTAACACACCAGCTTGGTCCAGAGTCTCTTAGTGGCGTTACATGCCATGGTATATACTTTGGTAATACAGTTAACTGGGGCTTTATAGAAGTCCACCCGTCTGGGTTGAAAGTTCACGGCACAACTGGCGCTATTCTTCCTGGTGATTACTCATCTAGGATGAGACGTATTAGATTGGTTAAAGAGGTTAACTCTTATACCATTCAAGCTGATGACAATACAAGTCTCTATGTTCCATCTGGCCAGTCAGCTTTACCATTTACACAGTCTTGTAGATACATTGCTTTCGGTGCTCCACCTTTCTTCAGTGGTGCTAACTTTACTGGTACTAACGGATTCTTCCAGAGTAATACTGGTACTCCATTCTTCTATGACTCTAAAGGCTTAACCGGCATAGCTGGCTATGAAGGTACTGTCCTTTGGGATGACGTTAAGATAACCTTTGGACTGTCTGCTGTATCTTATCCTAGTGGATATGCTGTTACATATCCTAGTGGCTCTAAGAGTATCTATACAGCTCCGTGGTATCCTAGCCACTCTATATCTAACTATGTTGGTGCTGTTGTTAAAGCTAACCAATACAATGGTGGTAGTACCACAGTTGCTGTACAGTATGCTACGCCATCTGGGTCCTTTGGATCTACAGCATGGCAAGATTCTGCTGCTCCAGTTTTAACATTCAATGGCACACAAAGCCCTACAAGCTACATAGATCTATCTTCTATACCAGTCTTTAATGGTATACCAAACGCAATAAGGTTTAAGCTCACAGCCAATTCTCTTAGTGGCAATGTGCCTGAGATAGATGATATAACTACAATAGCCAAGAGTAGCTATACATTAGTTGACATCACTCCTAACTGGAAGATGTCATCTCTTCCTAAAGATATATTCTTTGCTATAGACAAAGATAAGCACCAAGCTCTAATACCTCCTCCTCACTATCAGGATGAGATCTATCTACACAACGAGCTTTCTATACCACGGGTCGCTGTTGGTTCTTATGTCCCAGCACCAGAGACAAACCTATTCCCAGGTTTGGTATCTTCATCTTATACAGGCCAAGGCTTGGTAAGAATAGAAGATGGCTTCTATGGTAATGCTTGGCGTAACTTCAATATACAAGATTCATACTCTGGTGTATGGAGTACTAATGCTTCATCTCCATTGATGACTGGTAATTTATTAGCTACTGGCAATATATTCTATGGTGAACTACTAAGTACATACTCACCATATCCAGCTAGCCCTCCTACTGCTGCCACAGGTATAGCTGCTGTTCAGTATATTGTAGAGCCATATGTTACTCCTGATAACTCTACTATCTTTGCACAGAGAGTTGTAGTTGATAGCTGGTATAGTTCTTCGAGTACTCAAGATATCGGTATATGCATGACTGGTATCAAACCGCCTACAGGCCAACTTAAGATTGGTGTAATACAGGGTGTAATACAAATACCTCGCGGCCCTGGTGTAATGGTTACTCTGAAGGATACATCTACTAGCACTAGATACTACCTTGATGGTTATCAATATAGACAGCCTAAGCCGTTTAGCTGTGCTGTTACCTATACTGGCGATAGATCAGATACAACTATATCATTCGGATCTGTGCCAAGACTTACTAAGCCTTCTGGCTTGATCCTTAATAGATGGGGTAGCTGGAAAGAAAAGCTTCTTAACGAAGACGTAGATGAGTTTATTCTATACTCTGTTACTGGTTCTATCGTAGACCATAACTTCGTACAGTATACTTCTACTGGTGCTATATCTAGAAATAGCTCTCCACTTAGAGACTATGATGTATATGACACTGTTCCATATAGTCCTGTCTCTAGAAGCTCAGTGCTATTCGAAGGATGGATAAGGCCACATGGCTTCGTTAGCACAATTACAGGCTTTGAAGTAGAGCTACTAAAGAGTGTGTCTTCTGATGGTCGTGGTCTCTTCTTATATCTAAATAGAAGTGGTGAGCCTAGAGCTACTATAGATTTAAACGTTCACTCTTCTGCAATGGGTATCACAGGAGATAGCTGGCAAGTTGCCGGGCCTAGAACTAATGGTTCTGTGATTACCGGGAGAAGCGGTCAGGTTTCTGTTACCTCTGAGAGCAATACACTTAGCTTTGGTAACTGGAATCACATTGGTGTCTACCAAGATACTAGAGCTATTGGTGATATACAGACTGCATCAGATCAGCCTTTGGTTGCAGCTGGTGATAAGATATATCACGGTGCACGTACATCTAGATTGGTTTTAGAAATCAACGGTAGACCAGTCAATTCAGTTGGTCTTGCAATTGATCCATATGGAGAGACTGGATTCTTGGCTGGCTCTGTAGCTGCATCTTATCCTGCCTCTACTACCTATGTCAATACCTGGCCTAAGATTCCATCTTACGCTTTAACTGGTACCTCACGTCAAACTACAATTGGTCAATATGTTCTATGTGACATGGACCACTTACGATTTGGTATACGCGATAGAGTAGATGCTAGAGCTTCTTGCTCTGTGTTTGGAGCTAAAACTTCTCCTCCAACCTTTACTCCTTGGAATTCCATTAAGCCTCCTATTCCATCTACTGGTGATTATAATCACTTACAGTGGTCACACATCTACAGACTTGATGCACAAGAAGATGCGTTTGAATGGGATGAAGGCTTTGGTATAACCCATCTTAAGATTCCTAACAATGCCTCTGTAACACAAGAGCTTTCTAGTCGTGGCATTAAGACACATCAACTCTTTGTTGAAAAGATAATTGGTCCTAAGGGTAGATACGCTAGGCGCCTTGGTCCTTCAGCTAATTTAGTAATACCATTCTCTGCATATGACGAGCGTATCTTTAATGGTACTGGCTCTGCATCGATGACACAAGCTGGTGTAGCTAATGCCGGTGATAGATATTACTCTAACAACTCTGCCTTTGCGCATGCTAACCTAGACAAATGGGCTAGTGGCTTAAGTGGTTATCAGCGTACTAACTCAAACTCTCGGTTTGTTGCTGGTGGTTTCTTTAAGATCTTTAACCTGCCAACTGGAGCTCTTGAGGTTGCAGACTTAGTATCTTATGAAGAAGTAAATGGTATCAATAGCTATGCACTAGCTAGCGCCTATATTGGTATTAACTCTGGTGCACAATTAGTATATGGCACTCGTCGTACACGAGAAGGCATAGGTACTACTAGTCAATATGTAGTTGGCCCTTTCACGGGTGGCATTGTTCCTACTGGCTCTTGGTGTCACATCGGCATAGATGCCAATCTTGGACTCGGCTCTGGTTATCTTAAGTCATATATCTCTGGGGATCTTGATTCAAATACTCCAGTCTATTTAACAGAGACCGGCTGGCTTAGCTCTACAACTGGTAGATGCGTAGGTTATCAGGGCCTGCTTGGCAGCTCTTTGAATAACGTTACTAATAGATCCAACTTCATATTTGGTGGTGAGCATCCTAGAGATGCCTCTATATCAGCGGCTCAGTCCTTTAGATACTTTGACGTTGGTGTCAGCGAGCTCTTTGTTGGCTTCCCATTCTCTGGCTATATATGGCCATGGAAGCAACTAGCACATACTGGTGCTTCTGGTTTCTCTGGCTTAAGTGACGTAGCTGTTAAGAACACAGATACAATAATCGATTACATTGTTGGTACTGGTACACCCACACAGCAGCCCTATTACGGTATAGCTCATTATCCTGCTACTCCATTCACTGGTGCTGGTGAGCACCTGTTATGGTGTACATCCAATATGGGTAATGACTATGAAGGTCTCAACAAGGCTGGCCTGGCTCTCTTTGATGAATCAGTCTTTATCAATGCTGAGTCATACTATGCAATGTATGAGAACGATAGCGCTACTCAATCGTTTGGTTCTACTGATAGCCCAATACAGATAGGTAGTAATGTTCCACCTGAAGGTGTTAACCTAGCCCTTATCAATAATAAAGAATGGACTAGTGATTCTTCTACTGTAGCATTCGATCTATCTGATAAAAACTATGCTAACATAACTAACAAGTTCTATGGTGACTTCACTGCTCGAACTTTTATCTACAATCCATCAGGTCAAGGTATCAGAGCTACTGGTCAGTTTGACTCAACAGACATAAGACTCAGCTCGTTCCCAGTATGGAATGACAATGCCAATTCTTATGTAGGATACTTCATGCACCTTATAGGTGGTGAATCAAAAGGCATCTATGTACCTAATGCTCTACCGCACAGCCAGGTTACTGGTGACTATGATCAGTACCATAACAATCTAACAAAGATTGACAAGGCTATTGTAATCAAGGATGCTCAAGGTAATAACTTGACATACGACGAGTTCCCATATCGTATAGTATCCTTCCCATATAATCCTTCTATACCTCTTACTGGTGTATCTAACTATTATGGATTCAATACAGTAATTAATTCTGGGTTAGTCAATACCGATAGAGTATATACCTCAATACTAATCTCGCCATATCAAACAATAGGTAAGACAGTCTTTATTAACTATCCGTCATTATCATATGATAACTCGGTAGTCAATCTACAAGATACTGAAATATATAATCCGATACCGTTAATGAAACAGGTGTCTTATGATGATGTCTATCCTGATGGTAAGTTCTCTGGACAGTCAGGATGGTATAGCATGAACTTAAACGCCACACTAAGATCATATGATATCAATATATGGCATGGTGATACAACTGGCTGGACTGGCTCTGTATAATGTCAAACTTATCTAAACAAACTATTGAGTTCATGAGAGGTGTGCTTGGCACTCAAACTGCCAGGCCGCTTGGTGTATTGCTATTCAAGAATAGACTATACCCAGATACTACTGTAACTTATAGTTTGGTTCTTACATCTACTACTGTTGGTATAACTAATGGTACTACACCATATACTATTACCTATGTAGGTAAGTCTGTAAGGCAAGTAGCACTAGAGCTATCTAACTCGCCGTATCCTATTGATATCATCTCGCTAGCTGAAGTTTCTAACTTAGTCGCTGACGAACTTAAGGCTTCTGGTACTTCTATACCTGCATCGTTTGATATCGAGGATATATCTAATGACGGCAAGTCTGTAATAGTTAGATGCACAAGATGGTCCGCTGTCTATAACAAGACCTCTTCTATTGGAGTCAAGGCTCCTTATCTTGAAGGTGCAGCCTTACCTTGGTGGGCTCCTATAACTAACGGTACCTTCTTACAGACCTACAAAGGTATCATATATCACTTTGGTATTCCTGAGTATATACACCAGACTTGGTCTTCTTTATGGGGCAAACCTTTTGCTGATGTAGAAGGTGAGCCTGCTAACTTTATAACTCAGAGTTCAATACAGCTATCTCGATTCCCAGTTCTATTCAAGAATAACAATATACAATTCCTTAGCTCTAGCTTTGATAAGGTATATCCATCTTCTATTATTAAAGATGTTGATACTATCAATGGAATAGTATATATCAAAGAAGGTATACAGCTTCCTAAAGATTCGTTTGTCTACTATACTTATCTTGAGAATAGCTTAGTCTATAAAGATATAAATCTCAATGGGCACTTCTTACAGAACCCGTTCGTATTAGATAAGTATGTTCTATTCTATGCCTTGCCATATAAGAGCAACTCTGGCATTAATAGATCAAGGTCTATATATCACTCTATTGGATCTTCAATAGAAGATGCTATCTTTAAAATAGAAGTAGAGAATCCATTTGAGCCAATAGCAATACTTGGTGCCGTTAACGTTAAGCCATTTGGTGGCCTTGACACTGTTAATGTTACTGACACAAGATCTTATGGCGGTGGCTTAAGAGAAGATGAACTTGGTCAAGCTACAGAGAAGAAGTTTAAAGAGTCACAATACTTCTTTGATATTGGTAAGATCGATGGTATACCATATCCAGGATCTGCAGCAATAGTAGTTGAGTTACCTTCTGAGCTTAAAGAAGTAATGTCTGTAAGTGACATTAAAGATAGGGCTAATAAATTTATAGCTGCTGGTGTATATCCAATCTTTAGATTCAATACTAATGAATACACTTCTCAGTTTGAACCTACAGACTATACAGCTGATATCTCTTTAGCTAGCTATACAATAGCAGAGTCCAATGCTTCTGGTGACATATCTGTCTTTGGTAACTCTGGCGAAGCAGCAGGTTGGATTAATCCTTCTATGGCTTTGCCAGATAGCTTATATACTACTGGTATATATAGTGGTACTAGTTTCTTATCCAATCCAGATACCGAAGGCAATGTCCTTAAGCTAAGCCCTGGTCAAAAGTTTGAGCATACTTATATCCGTTCTTCTCCTGAGCCAATCTTCTCTTATGAAGAACGTACTCAAGACGGCCAGTGGAATCAAGTTACCGTTCGTGACACTACTGTAGTAGGTACTGGTCAGCTCAGTGCTAACTCTGTATCTATAGACTCTCAGTATGGCTACAAAGAGATACGAAACTTTACAGGCTTGGCTGCATATGTACCATCAAGTACATTCTGGGATGATCTGGTATATAGCACTTCTAGCATAATGATGTTTGCTAAAGAGCTTACTACTGGTAACCAAACAAGACTATTTACTGGTTACATACCAGACGTTACTACTGCTATTACAGCTCCAGCAATCTCTGGTGTTGGCACTACTCCATTAGTTGAGCCTATATATAAATACTATGGCTCAATGTATCCTAAGAATATAATGACTGGTTATATAGTAGCCAATGGTCAAATGCTTGCTACTTATGGTGGATTAACTGGTACAGCTACTTTCCCAAGACGCCAGAACTATAATACTTTTGCTTATGATACACCTTATACTGGACAATATAATGCCTTAAGAGATATCTATCTGTACTCTACGTTTGCTAAGCATAAGGTAAATGAAAGTCTAGATCTATTCAGCTCTAACACACAAGCTATTAACTTGACTGGCGCTGCTTCATGGCTCAATACTTCTACTAGGGCTACTGCTCTTAATGCATACTCTGGTGCTATTAAGATAGCTAATAAGGTTATGAACCTTAATCCATTTAGTGGATCTTCGCTTATCAATAGCGATGTCATACCTGTATACTATATTCCATCTACTGATTCAGTAGTCCCGATCCTTACTGGCTATTCTAACTCTGAGATCTCTACTGGCAATAACCAGTATCTTAATACAGAATACATTAAGTCTTTTGCTGCTATGTACTCTATGCAAGTTAGCCCAGTCAACGGGGCTTTATATAGCGGTAGAGTTGGAATGAACGTCAACTATAACCCGAAGACCATTGCTTTCTCGGGCATAAGTAATGCTACATATTACTTTGATAGTTACTTTGACAGCCCTACTTATACTGGTACTGCTCTTCCAGATACCTGGCTTACAAAATACAACCGTATATCTAAGCTTGCAGCTCATCACTTTGACAATGTCTGTACTGCTATGGATGATCTCTACTATGGCAATAGATGTTGGGCTGGGTATACTGGCTATCAAGCCAAAGACCCTATCTATTATGAAGAGACCTTTAGTCCAGATCTCAACCTAAGTGGCGACTTGTCTTGGGGAACTGATATCCTTAGTTGGCCTAATGGTTCTAATGGAACCATGACAGATCTATTCCCATTGGCTATATCTGGTGTGTACTCTAACCAGCTGACTATAGAACCTTACTTAACAGTAGGCGCTGCTCGTGGTGGTATCTTCCCACCAGGCTCTATAACTGCTATCAAGAATTTGATGTGGCTTCCAATTCACAAAGCTAAACAAGACCCAATGTTTACTAGCTTTGATACTGACAGACTAGTAAGTACCTTTGAAACTAGCATGGCTGCGGTACTAAAAGGCAGTCTCAATCAAGACGGAATACTAATAGAAGGTGGTTCGTTTAAAAACAAACAGGCACCATATTCTGGATCTGTCCCATCAGAACTCTTCAGTGCTTGTGCTAAAGCCATAGAGTACTATACCCTAACAGGTAACACTATTCAGGCTAGGAAGTGGACTAGCATTGCAGAAGGACTCTTCAGAACAACTGAAGCTCTTTATTCGCTGTCTGGTGGTTATCCTTATAATCCGGTATATTCTATTTCCCCTGCTGGTGATCCTGGGTCTGTACCTCTTATGGGATATCTTTCTCTGCTAGCAGCCTATACGGGGTCATGGACTGTTGATCAATACTCTGCAATAACTGGAAAGATAGCGCCTAGGCTCTAATGAATCTTTTAGATAAAATTGCTAATATCGTTGGAGTAGGCCATACAGAAGCTGTAAAGTCTATTGTCAACATAATGCGTAAGAGGTCTGAAATAGGAACCTCTAGAGCTATTGAGTTCGAAGCCAAGAGATTGGTATCTTTGATTTCTAGCGGTAAACAGGTATTCAATCCAAAGTATGCTGACAAAGAATCAAAGATCAGTTCTGCGGACCATAACTCAAATATGGAATCTGCCTATATAGACTTAAAAGGTTTATATAAACAGACTGATCTACTTAGCAATCTTCAGACTCAGTATAAGTCTTCCTTAGACGATGAGTATAGTAAATCTCGTGCAGCTATCTTAAAGCTGATCAACGATGCCCGGGTCTTTGCTATTCGCAATAGGATGCCTGAGTTTGATGATGTCAAGCTTGTAAATTTTAACATCTCTAGGAACGTTTCTACTAGATCTCCATCCGCTGTAATCGATGGAGACTCAAGACTCCTTAAGCTTCCTTATGTCTTGAAGCGTAGAGCTCACCTATTGAATCGTGGTAATAGAACTACAACTGTTACTGCAACCATTCTCAATGGACAGCGTGGTCAGCTAGGTAAGCAGTTTACTGCTGAGAAAGCTGTTGACTCTAAGCCAGAAACTTTCTGGTCTGAGGTTATCTATTCTGATGTCCCTATCCAAACTACCTACAACCGATGGGGCGCTAATGCAGATGGTGAGATATCTGAATTAGTTAACGGTCCTATTGTAGTTCTTAGACTTAGCTTCAGTGGTGCTGAGGCTATTAATCAAATCAAAGTTCTACCATTTTCTAATGCACCAGTTAAAGTATTAGAAATTACATATCGTCCTACGTCTTCTTCTAAGATTAGATATCCTATTAAAGGATTCTCTGTTGAAGAAAGCTTGGACTGGGTAGAGTTTAACTTCGATACTGTCTATACATCTGATATAGAAATTGTCCTTAGTCAGTCTAACTATAGACAGCTAATAGTTCATGTTCCTAAGAACATACTATATGCCACAGACTTCCTCATTAGATTGCAACAAGACAGACAGGCTGAGATAGATGACATCCCAGATCTGACAGCTGTAGACCTTGGTGGCGGTCAGGGTATATATGATGAAGCGATTGCAGATCTGGGCAATCTATTCTCATTTAAAGAACTAGACAAGACTCCTACTACAGAAGTAGATCTCGCAGGACAGTCTGTACTTTCTATTGGCGAAGCACTCACTGCTTTTAATCCTAAGCTCAAGAACTTGCTACATGAAGTCTCTTCTTATACTGAGCAGCTCCCAAGGAATGTAGACTCACAGATCGAGACTATCAATAGGTTGGAGTATATAATTGGCTGTAGGGAAGTCGAGACTAACTACGTTGTCTATTCTCCTGTAGGTTATTACGAATCAGAACGGTTTGAGCCTGCTTCTACTATATCCAATATAGAACTAGAAGTAGATGAGAGACATTCGACCTTTACTTCTGAGTTCGGTGAGTACGTTAAGACCTCTACTGAATGGGAAGTTGAACTGGCAGAAGATCGTAAAATTCCTATCTATCCATCTAACTTTGATGTTAATGGATACCTTCCAGTTCTTGGTGAGCTATTACAGGTTGATCTATATACCTATGTAGGTATTAGTAGATTCAAATCTTATATAGGATATGCCGTAGTCCGCGAGAATGATATACCTCTTCTAGCTAATGATGGCTATAGCCTTAGCTGGAATGGTGACTACGATGGCCACCTTCAGATCACGATCTCGCCTTCTACCTTTGATAAAAACAAGATCTATACAATAGACTATTATGCAGATCCTACATCTAAGTCAATAGATGTATTGTCTATCTTTAAAGATAAAGCTTTGCCAGTTCCAGATCAGTTCTCTGATACTGGTACTAACAATGAGATCAAGCTTTCTACTTTCCCATATGTTAACTATAACATAATTAACTCTGAGAACTTTGTCTATTCAGATATATACAATGCTTATCAGTATATACCACCTACTGGTGCTTATGCTACTGGTCTAGCTACTATATGGCCTGAGTGGGTTAAAGAAGATGGTAGCTTGTTAACTGGTATAAGTGGTGATACACACGTCTCGGGTGTTGGTACAAACTGGACCGGTCAAGGTATTAGTAATGTCTATCTTACAGATCCATATCGTTACTACTTAAAGATAACAAATCTTCCTGGTGCTGTATTTGAAGTTAGCTCTTTCAATGGAGCTAGCGGTCTTATCTTAAAAGATGTCCCGGTTCTTTATACCGGTTCTATTGGTCACGAGATAGTCCAGACTGGATTCTTTGGTAGCCTTACAGGTGCCCCGCCTTCAGGCTATGTAAAAGTGCCATATACCTTAGAGGTAGTATACTCGTCTAATGATCAAGTCTATGGGTTTGATAACCTAGTATATGAACCAATCAGTATAACTGTTGGTGGTATCAAAGCAAAGAACATTACGTCTTATCAATCCCTAGAGCAGCCGGCATTTAATGTTACTGAGTTCAATGATGGTGAGTATGAGTATATCCATGATGGACGTACTATATACTTCAATCAAAAGATAGGTAGCTCTGATATACAAGCTAACTATAAGTGGATTACAAAGTATGTTAAAGTGAATTGTACTCTAAGATCTAATAAGGTGGTGTCACCTACTGTAACTCCTCAGGTTAATGAGTATAGACTTCTTTTGAATACAACGATAGTATAAACATGAGCGACCTATATTCAGTTGTAAAGATAGATCCTTCTGATGCTGATAAGATTAGTCAGCATCTTGATACTATCAAAGAGTCTCAAGCTTCTAACTCTGAGCTATCTGTTATTGTAAACTCTGCTACACAAGAGTTCAATAAGTTCTTTTTAGGATATGGTAGACCATACTTTACTCCTAATAAGTTTTTAACTTCTGACACTCCACGGTCTGAGCTATATAATGAAATGCTCAAAACGTTGAATCAAGATCTAAATAAAGCTTATACTAACTTAGGCTCTGCTTCTAATACTGCACTTGCTGCATTCAACTACTCTACTGTAGTCAATAAAGAAATAGTCAATAGCGCTTCCATATCTGCATCTAAGGTTCTTGACCTTAACTTACTTAATGGCTTTACCAAAGGTGCTGTCTTAGTTGCTGGTGATGACTTTAGTAACGCTAATAAGATTGACAAAGAGTCTACTGGATTGTCTAGGGCTGAAGCTATACAAGACGGTGGAGCTTTATCTCTTAGCCGTGTAGACTCTAAGTCTATAGTTTCTCCTACCACAACTATATCGATCTCTCCTATTAAGCCCGCTGGGCCTGATGGTAAGGTCACTACAGATGCTACACCTGATAACCTTGAACGGTTCTATGAAGGTAAGTACTATTCATTTATAGGCCAGCAGAACCCAGAAGGTGGCAGGCTTGATATTAAGTACGTTGTCAATCCTAAGGATATCCCGCAGCTTGGTACTACTGTTGTATCTGGCAATAATGCTATAGATGACGTAACTAACAAAGGTTTCTTTGCTATTGTTCCTTCTTCTGAAGAAGCTAAACGTACAAAGCGTGCGCTTATGTTTGATGGTGACCCAGATACGTACTGGGAGTGTGAGTTTGTATATCGTACTGAGCCCCTTGTTGACATATCTGACACAGTAGATGCATCTCAAAATGCTAATGCTACTATAACAATTGATGCCAAGACAGCTGAAGATCTTGCAAGGAAGTTCGATTACTCTGGTAGAGATCTGCAAGTTAATCTAGACATAGACTTCGGTACAGTAGTACCTATTAACTTTATACTGATTAACCCTGTAGTGTCAGGCACCTCTTCCTTTATTAAAGTAACAGATATAGCAACCTCTGCTACGAACGCTGACTTTGAAACTGTAGATGGTTTTGCCAATCAGGCCTTTGATAAGATACTAACCCCGGAAGCTAATAAGGTATTGCCTGATGACATTCAGGCTAAGTCATTTGCTCCTTCTGCCTTCTCTTATTCTGGTATAGGTGTATTTACCTTCCCAGTAAGATTCGCTCAGAAGGTTCGTATCACTCTATTGGTAGAGGATCCAACTCCGGCAATATACGAACGCCTCTGTCTTCTATTCCAAGAGATAACTAATACTGAAGTATCTAAAAAGAAGAAGGGTCTATTTAGTTCTTCTACCAAGAAGACTAACACTAAGGAAGTGACCAATTCTATTGTTAAGCTTACCTACCTAGAGACATTAGCTTTCTCACAGAATCTATTTGACCCTAAGAGCCTGGAGACTCAAGAGGTTGTAAATGCTAGTACTATCAAGAAGAGTAACCTAAGTCTGACAGACGCAATTAGAACTACAGTAGTCAATCCAATAGGAACGATAGCTTCACTATTTGGTTTTGGCAAAACAACTACTAAGGTAAAGTTCAACAGTACTGGTGCTAAACTAAAAGACCAATGGCTTGAACCACAATATGATCGGATCAGATACTCAATAGGAATCCGGGAGCTAGTAGTAGCACAATATATATTTGCTGAATCATCCGAAATAATATCAATACCATATCTCTCACCAAAAGAGATAATTAAGATAAACGTATATGTTGATGAGTATATACCAACAGCATACGATAACCATACCCAATGGATTAAGTACTATATCAAACCAGAAGGTGATACGGAATGGATTCAAATCAATCCAATGAATACCCCAACAAAATTTAATGATGCTGGGGATATCATACCAAGGATTGTAAATTTCAATATACCGAAACCTACTTCAGTTGCTTCGGAAAGTAAGTATAACTATACAGCTAGCCCAGTTAAGAAGATTAGATTCAGAGCTGTACTGTCTAGACCTTCAGGTGCTGACAACTCTTCTACTACACCATTGCTAAAGTCATATCGTATTATAATGAGCCCACGAGACTAGTATGGCCATATCTATTAAACAGTATCAGTACAACTACAATAGGTTCCTTCTTGAGATACTCAAAGAGGGTAAGGTACCTACGTTTGAAGATGTAGTTCAACGTGCTGGTAATAGATTGCCATCCCCAGATCGGCCCGCTACTCCTGGGTTTGAATACATCCCCCAGAGCGAGGGTTCTGTTTTTGATATCATCAATTACAACAAAGCAGTAGATAACATACTGTCTGATCTAAAGATTCTATTTAGTGAACTAACAGATATAGAGATAGCTAGCTTACAGCGCATGCTATATGCTGACCTATATCATAACGTTCACTCTTATGAACTTAAGAAGCTTGATAAAAAGCTCGACTCTTTATTGTTTACTCTGCAAGGTGCAGATGATAACTTCTTCAGTAGCAATGAAAATTTTACTGATACTACTAATGTAGATCTAGATGTTAGCACACCTAATGTTGTTGACACGCACGAGGGTGCTCTGTCTTTGCCAATAGGTCGTAAGGGTACTAAGAAGATATCACTTAGTCATTTGTATGATACAGCTAATGCTAATGTGACCCTAAGCCCGGCAACTGTATTATCTAAGGGCAATGTTCCAGGAACAGCCTTTAGCAATATATTTAAAGACTCGGGCTATCCATGGGGTCTCTTACTAGAGTCAGATACCAATGGCCCTGTCTCTGTTAGCTTTACCTTTAAGCTACAAACAGAAGAGTTCATCAATAGAATAACTCTTATCCATCATGGTGATAAGCCACAGACAGTTTTTATATCTACTAGCGTAGACAATTATAACAAGAAGCAGATCCTTGAATATGCTTCTGGTGTTAAGCTATCAGATCAAGGTGCTTTAGTTTCTCTTGACTTTGCAGATACCCTTACCGAGTATGTGCATGTTACTCTAGCCAAGTCTGAAGCAGATAGCTCTGTTACTTCTGATAATGCTACTACCTTCCAATATACTTTTGGCTTAAAGAACATTAGTCTCTATATAAGTGGTAGAGCTGAGACAGCCACCTATCAGTCTAAGCCATTTGACTTTGGTTCTGACCTGGATGCTATTGGCAAGATTTCTATTAGCGTAGATGAATCTATTCCTGTTGATACAAACATACAATGGTTTGTAGCAATGGCAAATGATGCCGGGGAAGTTTCTGGTTCTCTTATGCCAATTACTCCAGAGTCTAGATCTAGTAACTCTGGTCCACCCAAGATAATATCTGTACAAGATACTATTACAAATAGCCGGCTGATTGTAAGCTCATCAGATACCTATGCTAACGTAATGACGTTTAGCAATATAGACTTCTATAGTATATCTACTTTAGATTCTGAACCTATATTTGGTACAGCTAAGCTATATCGTGGTGGCAGATCTTGGTTCCGTGATAGTCAGGGTAACTTCAATCCATTGCAAGTGAAGGATAACTTCATTCCTTTTAGCAAGGGTGATGTTCAAAACCTATATACTATATCACAAGAAGTAGTTTTGCTACAGGGGATATCTTCTTCTTTAGAGGATAGAGTTTGTCTATTAAACAATACGCCTCTATATCAAAGCAGCAAGGGACACTTCTTAGTCCCGCCATTCTCATTAGATACTAATAAAGATACAGCTCCTAACTACGCAATCTACTCAGCGGCCCTGTCTGTTGGCCCGGTAGCTACAGTCAAGACAGGAGTTACTTTCTCTAGTAGTAATGAGTCTTTAGGTCAACCTAATATCGTATACAAGACTAAGGCAGATATCTCTATCAAGGATGTTATATACAATCCAGGTGCTGGCCAAGTCACAGGACAGGTCGTACAGGAGTTCGTAGATGGTATAGACTATATCGTAGAGCTAGACTCTAATAGCTATCCTACTGGTAAGATACTACTTACCAATGGTAGCAAGATAGCTAACGGTCCTCTATTTAATGGTGCTAGTAGAATCAATATCTATTACACTATAGATGACAACATAACTAGATTCATATCAGATATCAAGAACGGGCAGATCTTCTTTAAGTTCTTAAATACTCAGACACTTCAACTTCTTACTAACCAACAGGTTACTATCAAGTACAGATATGTTCCTAGTAACGTTATCAAGTCCTCTATTAAAGTCAAGGCTTCTTTTGGTAACTCACCTACGACCCGTATCTATAGACAGGGTATAGACTATATCTTTGATACAGGTACAGGTACGGTACAAAGACTTACTACTGGCACTATACCTTCTAACTCAGATATCTTCATTGACTATAAATTTAATGACACCTCTAAGGCACTCCATCAATTCTTTATGTGGGCTTATGTGTCTGATGTCAATGGTAAGCAGATAGAAGTAAAGACCTTAGGTGCCAACTCCATTAACGATCAAACTGTATTGATGCCAGACAAGGATCGTGGTGAGTCTGTAAGTGCCAACATACCAGGTCTTGGCGTAGTAGACCTTACCAGCGCTATCTTATGGCCTAAGCTTAAAGGCTGGGTACAGTTCATAGTCAAGTCTATACCTCCAGAAGAACTGATTAACTCCTCTAAGACTTCTTTAATAGAGCAAGTCATTCTTTTGAAGGATCGTAATAATGATTACATATTTGTACAAGGTGGCAAATACTTTAATGAGCTAACTGCCATTAGGGATCCAATGCAGCAAGTTAGCCTGCCATACCTAAAGACTAATATACTGAAAGATGATCATAGCAAGTTTGCTATTAGAAGTCAGCTAATAGGAGACAGTATTAAATACCAGGCTGTGGTTAACTTCCAGCCTAATGAAACTGAAGAGCTATACTCCTTCTCTGCCGATGTGTCTAGCTCGGGAATGGTATCACACTCCGAAGAGTGGAAACTAGTATGGATTTCCAGAGAGTCGCAAAGCGCCTTTACCAGGGTAATAGTGAAGGCTATACTAAGTAGAGCGAGTAACCTTGATGGGAATATAACACCCAAAGTTATGAACTACTATTTAAAGATAGGATATTAACATGAAGATGAAACACATTCTTTTGACAATACTTGCTATTGTCCCACTCACGTTTGTAGCTGCTTGTGTATCTGATGATGCCATGTCTCAGGCAGTTATTGTTAAGCAAGAAGACCTTAAGACTGGCACTGTTTTGACTCCAGGCCCAACACAGGAAGCAGCCCCCGTTCAAGTTGATAAGCTTCCTAAGGCCCTACAAGAGGTTGTAAAGAAGGCTCTTCCAGACGCTACCATTGTAGTCGTAACTACCATGGAACACGTCAAGCCAGGCGTTCCAGGCGTTATGGATGACCCTAAGACAACTGACATAGATGAGTATAAGCCTGCTATCCCTGCTCCACAGGTTATACCTGTAACAGCTCCACCCAATGCCGAAGGTAAGCCAGACTTCTGGGCTGTAGCTGGTCAACTCGTTCCTGCTGCTGAAGCTCTATTGCCTCCAGGTGTAAGAGAAGCCATACTTCCCATTGGCTATGCTCTTGCCCTTCTCTTAAAGAAGAGACCTCGTGGCCATATTGCTGATGTAATATCTAATCTTAACCCGTTAGATGGTGGGACTGTAGATGTTAAGGCTGCATACTCTTCTGCTAAGAAGGCTATTGGTCTTGAACACTCATTAGAAGAACCAGAACAGCTTCGTGCTGTTGCTGATAAGATTGAATTGGAAAAGACCCACGACGCTATTATCAAATCCTAAGGAGATACTATGGCAAACTTTGAAGTCAATTTAACTGTTCAAGGTGCAGATCCGGTTGTTCTACCGGTAACTGCTCTCGATGAACTCATCATGAAACTGGCAGGGTTGGAAGCAAAGATCTTTCGCTTTTCTATCCAAAACATCCTACCGAGACCCGTTAACCTTTCTCTCGCTGTTGGTGCTCTTGGCGATGACGCTTCCAGTAAACTTAGTGTTGTACTGGACATGTCTTCTGTCTCAATTGCTCCATCCGAATCTGCCACTGTTACAGCGACGATTACGGCTCTTGCACCGCTAACTGAAGTTGATTCTTTCAACGTTAAGATAGTCGGCTCTGAGGCATAAGTTATACTGAGGATAGAACCACATGGACGAGTTAAAGATTATACAACCTACGATCAAACGAGCTCCCGCTCGTCTACGTGGACCTCTATCTTCAACGGAATATAATGATTTTCAAGATGCTGTATTCCATGATATAATGTCTATGTCTGAGTCTGTTAATACTTTGTATAACAAACTTCAGCATACCATTAGGAATATAGAATCTGATAACCAGTATCTCAAGCGTAGAGTTTCTTCTTTGGAAGAGACTGACAACTACCGTGAGTTTGTAATAGGTAAAGCCGGTGGTATTGTGGATCGTTATATTGACTTCCACGATACCTCCGGTATCATATTCTCTTCATCTATATCTGACAGTAAGCGGGCCGTATTCGCTTCTGAGTTTGGTGAGATCTTCTTGCCAGCTAATGGTGTAGATAATAGGTTCTATAATATCTCTCTACGTAACGGGCAGATTGTAGTCCCAGATGACTTCTCTGTAACAGTTACTAATACCTTTGACAAGGTAGATGGTAATGGTATTAAGAACTACGAATACGGTGGCGAAGTTTCTGAAGGTATACCTGAGAATGCTTTCAATGGTTTGAATGAATCTATATGGGTAAGAACTGTTACGTTCCCTATTGATTCTCCTATTGAAGAAGTAGAGTGCCAAGTCACAGCAGTTGTCCCCGCTGGTGTGTCAGCACAAGCTAACCTATTAGAAGTTGTACCCTTCCCAGAAGGCTCTGTAGATATCATACAGCTAGCTACAGCTTCTGATGTGTCTACTTCTTTTACTACGTTAGATAACTTTGCAGCAATCAATAACGCTGTAGCAACTAGATATCACTTCTCTCCACGGGACGTGGAACAGATCAAGATAAGACTGCGTTCACGCAACTGGCGTGAGATAGACGGTAAGAAAGTCTTTATCTATGGAATGCAAGAGTTAGGACTTAAGCTTGTAGACTATGACAAGACCCTATCAGCAGACCAATCGTTTGGACAAGCTATTACGGCAATAGTTAAAATAGATGCACCAACAGGATTCGGGTTTGCTAACCTATATCGGATAGATCCTAATCCAAACTTCTTCTTAGAAGATGCATCTAATAGACACGTTAGATTGAGACTGTCAACTACACCAGACTTTACTAGAGTCTTATGGGACTCTTCAGCTAATCAGCTACCACAGCAGCTTGGCGTTGGTGGTGTCATTAGTATGAATGGTGCTTCAAGTATATATGCAATATATACTCTACAGTACATAAAGAGCTCTGGTGGATATCAGTCTCCATTCCCCGTTGGTACAACTCCTACAGCAAAAGGACTGGGCTTAGCCTTTACGGTTACTCAAAATAACGTTGTCTAATGACTGATCTATCTGGACGTGTACTGGAGCTTGAGAAGGATGTATTGGCATTGCCTAATGCCGATGACTTTTCTAATCTAGCTACTTCTAATTCTAGTAGGTTCAATTCTATAGACTCCTATCTTAGACAGATAGGAACGTTAGTAGATGATCTACACCGTAAGGTATTGAGCCTATCAGTTGCAGGTATTAACGTACAGACAGGGGCCATTGCTGTTTATAATGAAATACCAGGAGGGGCTATAGATGGATCAAATAATGTATTCAGTCTAGCCTTTGCTCCTAACCCTACGACCAGCCTCATGCTTTTTCGTGACGGCCTTATAATGAGTCCAGGCGCAGGAAATGATTACGTATTGAGCTCTGCGACCATTACTTTGGATGCAAGTAATGCTCCTCAATCCGGGTCTAACTTACGTGCATTCTATACCAGGTAACCTAAAGGGGGCTAACCATGGCTGTAACAA